ATGGTAGCAGACGGCAGATACGACATTCGCGTCCCCAGCAACGGGACCCTCGGGTATTACGTGCTCACCGCCGCCGTGCGCGCCGGGCGCGTCACTTACTGGAGCACCGTCAGTCCCGACGAGTCCCTGCTGACCAGCGCCACCCCCGCCACCCTGGCCGAGCACAGCGACACCTACCTCGCTGAGATCGAGCGCTGCCTGACCCTGGCCCGCCGGACCAGCAGCATCTGCCGCGTCAGCGTGGGCTACTCCCCCCTGCCCCCGGCCCCCCTCCAGTTCGACGGCAGCTACTGGCACGCGGGCGGCGCAGCGTGATCCGGGTCGTGACGCGCGCACAGTTCCCCGTCGCCGTGCGCGGGCCCTGGTCGGGTGGGGAAGCCGACATCTGCCGCATGGGCCGGAACTGGGGCGGCCGTCAGGGTGCGGCCCTCATCGCTGCTGCCCAGCAGGGCACCCCCTCCGGCCTGCTGCTGGACCGCCCCGCCGGTGCCCGCCTGTGCAGCTGCACGGACGGTGGCCGGAATCAGCCGCTGGCCAGCTGCCCGCACTGCCGGGGCGAGGGGTGGGTGCGCTGATGCGCCTGCGCCTCCGGCTGCTGGGCCCGGCCTTCGTGATCGCCATGGTCGCCGCCCTCCTGAGCTTCCCCGAGACGCCTGATCCCACGGCCTTCCCCCGGCTGCTGGTCTTCGCGACGAGCCTCACAGCTGCCCCGCTGCTGCTGGTCTGCATCCTCGCCCGCCTCACCCGCACGGAGGTCTGAACCCATGATCGACGCCGACACCATCAACGCCGCCTTCCACTGCCTGAGGACCGAGCAACTCAGCCTGGCCAACTACACCGCCCTCGAAACACGCGTGCGCACTGAAATCGAATCCAAGAAGGCCGAGCTGCTCGCCCTCGGGATCATTGACGGCAAGAACGCCGAGATCCGGGAAGGGCAACTCCGCGACCGGCTGGCCAGCGAACACCTCGAACTCAGTGAAGCGCAAGGGGCAGTGGCCGAGGCCCGCACTGGGGTCACGATCGCCCAGATCGAAGTCGACCGCTGCAAGACGCTGCTGCGCCTGCTCGAAGTCACCCGCCCTAGCTAAGCCCCCGCTGGGAGGGCTGCGCATTCCCCAACCACGCCAGAGGAGATGACATGAACCGTTACCGCTACCAGCTGCCGATGACCCCCCAAGAGAAAGCCCAGCGTCGCCACAGCCGCAAGGCCCGTGCCGCCAAGCGCGCCAAGCGCCAGCGCAAGGCCAACGTTCAGGCCGTCATCGCCCGCACCCGCAAGCCCTTCACCTGGCGCGCTGTGCCCGGCCGCCCCGGCCTGTTCGAGCGCGTCCACATCGGCCGCTAGCCCGACGTCGGGGGCGCGCATCGTACACGCGCACTTCCGCCCAGCGTCAGGACACCCCGCCTCCCTCTCCCCCCATCCGCCCGTGAAGGGCACTACAGGAGCCACCACCATGGCGAAACTCAACGGCACCCAGAACACCGGCACCAGCTTCGAACGCACCGTCCTCGACGAGGGCATCTACGACATGAAACTCGTCAAGGTCCTCGGCTACATGCGCGACGGCACCCCCCAGTTCCCTGACCCCAAACCCGCCGTGATGATGATCTGGAGCTGGTGCGACGAAGCCGGCAACCTGTACCAGGACGACAAGAACCAGACCTACGACCTCGTCGACGTCCTGGGCATGCCCCGCAACTTCGCCTACAACGACAAGAGCGGGTACTGGAAGCGCCTGAGCGAGGTCTCCGGCTTCGCCATCACGGACGCCACCGTCGCGCAGACCGCCCACGACTTCGGCGACTTCATCCTGAGCTTCGACGACATCATCGAAGTCATCAGCAGCCCCGACGCAGAGAAGCCTGACAAGAAGGGCAAGGTCACGGCCGTCAGCGTGGAAGTCAACGGCGTGGAGCAGATCGGCCGCGTGTGCAAGATCGTGGTCAAGAAGCAGCCCGGCAAGAAGGACCCCACGAAGTTCTTCAACAGCATCGGCAGCGTCATGCAGGCCCAGGCCAGTCAGCCGAAGCGGCCCCCCACGCGCCCAGCTGCCGCGCCCGCAACCCAGGCGGCCCCGGCCCAGAGCGCCCCGCCTGCGCGCCCCGCACGTCCGGCCCCGGCCCCGGCCCCGGCTGCCCAGAAGCCGCCCACTGAAGCCCTCTACGACGGCAACGGTGAAGAGCTGCCCTACTAGCCCTTGATCACAAAAAGGGCGACTCGCTGCCGTCCAAAGCCTGCGAGTCGCCCTTTTTGTCCCCCTGAACGAGGTTCCACCATGTTAAGCCTCATCCCCAACGCCAACCAGTACGCGGCCCCTGGCCGGGAGGTTCCCGATGCGCGGTAACTTGTGGAGCAACCCCACCAACGAAATCAAGAACCTCCCCGGCATCGGCCAAAAGCTCGCCAAGCGCGTCATCGAAGACCTCGGCGAAGGTGACCCCCACGTCGCCATCGTGGTTATTGAGCGCAACCCCTTCAACCTGCAGGACGTCGACGGGATCGGTTTCAAGAAGGCTGACCGTGTGGCCAAAGAGGTCTACGGCCTGGGCCCCGACGACGTGCGCTGCGCCCTCGTGATCCGCAGCAAACAGGACGGCGCGCCCCGGCGGCTGAGCCTGACCCTGAAGAACAGCAAGATGAAGGACTTCGTGCCCGTCGCCATCTTCACCAAGTACGGCGTGGCCAGCGACAACCTCACCCAGCTCTTCGACACCGGGCGCTACGGGCAGCACGAGCTGCTGCTGATCGTGGAAGTCGTGGAGGACCGGGAGGAGAAGGGTCTGGACTTCGACGCGGCCCCCGTCACGCCCACCTGGGTCCTTGAGGAACTGTTACGCGACGACCTGGCGCGCGAGCGGATGCTGGACGAAGGCTGCCCGAACTGCCCGGACATCGAGGCCCCCACGCTCGCCCCCGTTCCGCCCCGTGTGGTCCTGGCGCCCCGTGAGTCCGGCGAGGATCTGCCCTTCCCCATCGAGGAAACGGAGACGGATCTCGTCGGGCTGGGGTTGAACTGACGTGACCCAACCCTCCCCACTCTCCTGGGTGGCCCTCCTCCGGCGGGGGGTCACACCGCCGCCCGGCACCATCGAATTCCGCTTCCTCAAGAGCGGCGCCAAAGCCTGGATGCCCTACCCCACCTTCGAGGAACACCCCGACACCTTCAACGCCACCCAAGTCCCCGCCGGCCAGGACGCCTACTTCGGCGTCGCCTTCCGCAAGGACAACACCAGCGGCAAAGCCGACAACTGCCAAGTCACCAACCTCGTCTGGGTAGACGTCGACCTCGTCGACCACCCCGAATTCAGCGACGGCCTGAGCAAAGCCGGCCTCCTCGAAGCCACCCCCGAAGACCTCAAGGCCATGAAGGCCCAGCTGCTGGCCTGGATCCTGCAGGTCTGCGCCGCCCACGATCTCCACGTGCGCGCCGCGGTGGACAGCGGGCACGGCATTCAGGCCTTCTTCGCCCGCCGCTACGGCACCGACCACGCCGACACCGAGCGCTTCAACAAGGCCCTCGCCCTGCTGCTGGGCGGCGACCCCAAGAGCACCGACGTCGCGCGCATCCTGCGCCTCCCTGGGACGCTGAACCTCAAGAATCCCAAGCGCCCCCTGCTCGTCGAGGTCGTGCATCAAAACCCCGAGGCCTGGGTAGAGGACGCGGCCCTGGGCGCGCTGCCCCTGCCCGAGAAGCCGGCACCGGTGGCCTTACCCACACCTAGCCCACGGCCGGCCCTCCCCGCCGGCAGCACGAAGCTCGAAGTCTGGGCACAGAAAGCCTTGGCCGACGAATGCGAGATCCTCCAGAACTCGGTCGAAGGCGGGCGCAACCACCAACTCAACATCAGCGCCGTCAAGCTGGGCAGCATCATCGCCGCCGGCGCACTTGACGAAGCCCAGGTGCGTCAGGAGCTCACTGCCGCTGCTCAGGCCGCTGGACTGGAACCCGACGAGATTCCCGACACCCTGCACAGTGGCCTGACCCACGGCAAGAAGTCACCCCGCGACCTCAGCCACGTGGGCCAGGAACAGGCCGCAGCCCACGGCGTCATCGGCAAGGGCCGGCGGGCGGCAGTCGCGGGGGATGACGACAACCTCACCCCCCAGCCCCCCAGCAGCGGCGTCTACGTGGAGCACAGCTGCTACTACATCGACCGGCCCCGCATGAACAAGGGCAGGATCGTGGACTGGACCCCCGAACGGCTCACCAACTTCGTCTGGGAACCCGCCCTCAAGCTCAACCATTCCGGCGGCATGAGCGGCGAGCGCGGCACCCTCGTCATCCGGGGAGCCGAGCGCTACGAGATACAGCTGGAGAGCCGGGTCTGGAACAGCCGCAAGGACCTGCTCGAAGCCATCGGCGGGTACCGGGCCCTGTGCATCACCACCAACAACGCCGACGTTGCGAAGATCGCCGACTACATCGCGGCCACCTACCCGGATCTGCCTGTAGCTCAGGGCGTCCAGTCCTACGGGTTGCACAAGCACCAGGGCCAGTGGGTAGAGGTCTACGAAGACCTCACGGTCAGCACCTTCGAGACCCCGCCCCTCTTCTACTCGGGCACCCCGGTGGATCCGGGCAGCAAGGCCTTCAAAGCGCCCCGCCTGGGTACCGACGAGCAGGTGGAGGCCGCCCGCCGCGCCATCGTGAAGCTGCCCGGCCTGATCACCCCGGCTGTGGCCTACGCCCAGCTCGGGTACGCGGCGGCCAGCGTCTTCAGCCCACGCATCACGCCCTACCTGGGCAACCGCCTGCCCTTCGTGTACGTGGCCGGTGAGCGCGAATCCGGCAAGACGTCCGGCGCGCAGATCGTCCTGGAACTCACGACCGGTTACTCGGCACGACTCACCAAGGCCAGCGGCATGACGGCCTACCAGTACGACATCGCCCACAGCAGCGCCAACAACATGCTCGCCCTTCTCGACGAGTACCGCCCTGGCGAGATCGACGACGCGCAGCTGCGCAAGCATCACGACCTGGGGACCAAGTGGCGCGGCACAGGCAAGGCGGCCAAGGACCTGGCGTATGAGCTGAACGCGCCCATGATCGTCCTCGGAGAAGGCTTCACCGATGACGCGGCCACCAAGTCGCGCGGGGTCCTGTACTTCACCCGCAAGGCTGACCGTGGGGGCCTGGACGGCTACAGCGAACTGCTCAAGCTGCCGCTGTGGGCCTACGCCGGGCACCTGCACCAGTTGGCCCGCGACTTGACCGACGAGGACCATGCCGCCCGCATGACGGCCGCCGGGGACCTCGCCGGGCAGGCGATCGGGGACGTGGCCAATCCCCGGCTCCGGTATGCCCTGACGTACATCGCCTACGGGCTGCTGGTCTTACAGGCGGATACCGAGGCCATCCCCGACGAGGCGATTCTCAGCACCCTGCGAGAAGGCGTGCACAACATGCTCGAAGGCGGCGAGGAAGGCGTGACCAACCTCGAGCTGTTCCTTGAGCAGCTGTGCTTCGCCCTGGCCAAAGTGCCCAACCCACAGGATTACGTCATCCCCTCGGTCAATGGCACGCTGATCCTGCGCCCACGCATGTGCGTGGACCTGGTCAAGGAGCGCTACCGAGAACAGGCCGCCATTGCCAACGCCAAGCTCTTCGACAAGTACGCCAAAGAGTCCAGCTTCTTCGACCAGGGCGACAAGCACCGTGCTCACGACAGCACTCTCTGGCGCGGTCAGCGTTTGAGGGTGGCAGATGTACCAGAGCGGTGCGATGTGGGCCTCCTGGAGAGCCTGGAGAAAAGCATGCGCCCCGCTGTTGGCGGATTGGGGCCGATGTGACGGGTGTACCGCTGTGTGACGGCCATGTGACGGCTAAAACGTCACATGCTTTTCCCCCTCTGGGAGCGTCTTTTCCCTTCCCTTTCTACCTATGTGACGTTTTAGAAAAAGAGAGAGAGGGTCGTATGGAGAACCTCACGCTGAACCACTCCCTGAGTGGCTTGAGAGGTTCGCTCTATAGGACCCTCCCTCGGAAAATAAATCGTCACATCCCTTTTGGAGAGAAAAACATGCGTATATCACGTGTTTTTACGACTCAACCATGTGACGCTCTGAAATCGGTACATGCCCAAGGGGGGTGCTGAGATGGCCCTCGTTGGTACTACCGTGCCCAGCAAAGCCAAGACGAAGAAGCTGCTGCCCCTGATCCTTGACCAACTGGACCGGGAGTGGACTGAGCTGCGCCTCGATTGGGGAGCCGAGGCCACCGACCCGCGCAACACCGACGAGGCCGGGCTGCTGGCCTACTTCCACACCTGCCTGCGCCCGGCGCTGCATTGGGTGCACGGCGACCCCTACACGGTCGTCTTCCCCGACGAGTACCAGAGCGAGCGGCTGGCCAAGATGTGTGGCTACCTGGGCACCCTGCAGGCCGCTGACGTGGCCCAGGTCCAGGCAGCCCGGGAGCTGAACCTGCGGGCCCTGCGCGAGAAGTGGGGGCCTTACCGCGACCTCGCGATTCCGGAAGGCCTGCCGGACGGGACCAGCGCGCTCGAAGCCGAGGTGCTGCCCTTCACCTGGGCGGCCATCGAGACGCTGTGGCAGGGGCCGAACTGGATCGGGGACGGGCCGGCGCAGTTCCTGCCTCAGTTCCACTCGAAGGCCAGCGCGGACTTCCACCTGGCCGCGCTGGCGGTGCTGTTCCTGAACCGACAGTTGCACCGGAAGCTGACCGACCTCACGCCTCAAGGAGGCAACTGAACATGACCAGAAATGACGAGCTGAAGGCGGGGCAGGGCTTGAGCGTGGAGCGCGTGCGGGAGCTACTGGATGGTCGTACGCCGGGCGAGTGGAAGGTCTACAAGTACTGGAATGGTCGGCTGGACGTGCACAGCCCGACTGGGGAAGACGACACGTGTACTAGCGGGATCACGTACCCGACTGCGGTGGATATGGAACTGCTGGCTCTTGCCCCTGCGCTGGGTGAAGCCCTCATTTCAAGTGAGGCCCGTGTAGAGGCCCTGACCTTGGAGCGTGATCGGCTGGCGCACGAGCTGCGGCTGCTGCGGGAAGCGGTGGGGGGCGAGGGTCGGGTGACGCTGCCCAGATCCATGGTTGTTCAGCTTGAAGAGGCCATCAGCAGTGACGCACGGGAGGGGCTAACCGGGCTGGATGCTCAGGACTATTCCCCTCTTCTCGGGGAGATGCGCAGCGTTCTGCGGGCGACCCGCTTTACTCCGCTCTCCAGCGACACACCTGAGCGGTCGGGGGGTGAGGGGTGACCCTCTTCCACCCGGGCCGGAAGGCCACGCACAAGTTCAGGGCGGTGCGCAGCGAGCGCGACGGCATCAAGTTCGACAGCAAGGCGGAGGCCGACTACTACGACGTGCTCAAGCTTTCTGCACAGGCGGGTGACCTGGTGGGCCTGATGCGGCAGCCCGTCTTCTATCTGCCGGGCGGCACGAGGTACGTCGCGGACTTCCTGTGCTTCTGGGCGGATGGGCGGGTCGATGCCCGGGACGTGAAGGGTATGGAGACGGCCGAGTTCAAGGTGAAGTGGCGGGAGGTCCAGGCGGCCTATCCCTTCATGACCTTCGTCATGGTCAAGCGCAGCGGCAAGAGCTGGAAGGAAGAAGCGTGACCTCAGGGGGTGAGTTGGCGCAGCTGGTCGATTTTCCACTGCCAGTAGACCCCCTGGACGCCAACCCACAGCGTCCAGGCCGCCGCAGCCCACATGAGTGCGCGCGCCCACCGGGGGATGGGCTGCCTCTGGATGCGCGGCAGGATGAGCAGGAAGCCGACCATCGCGCCGACCGTCAGCAAGGTATGCAGCACTTGACCCCAAAGGGTGTCGGTCTGCTTGGGCAACACCACGATGAACAGGAGCAGCAGTCCGATGCCGATGCGCTGGTTCTGCGACAAGGAGTTGAGCGGGGTCATGACCTCTGCATAGCACAGACCCCTGCTGCCCTTGAACTGAATTGGAGCATTGCATGACCGACAAATTCAGCATGGCCGACCTGACGGCTTCTCTCCTGGCGGGGGAGGTTAGGCGGCTTCCCGCCCCTGAGAAGACCCAGGCAGCCGAGCAGGAGGGTAAGGGGGGCTCTCCCCTGCCCGTTGTTTCTGAGGCGGCCCAGCGGCCGGTACGGCGCCGTCCTGCGGGGGCGGCTCAGGCCGAGGTGAGCAGCCGGCAGTTGCAGCGGGATGCTCGAGCATTGGCCGAGGCGTGGTTGCAGGCCCTGCGGGTGTGGGACGTCCACCAGACGACGCGCGTGATCAGCAGCCGGACCGCCTCGGGTGGTGGGGGCAACATGCGTTTCCTGGTCGGCCAGTACACCAATGCAGCGGGCAGCGTCGCGGCCGGCCTGAGCGTGCGCGAGCTGAATACTCCTGTGGGCTGGGTGGCTGAGTCGGCGGTGGTCCGGCGCTGTGCTGCTGATCCGCTGCTGTCCGAGGTGCAGGAGGGGCGGGGATTGGCAACCCTGATCCATGCGAGCGGTCGTGGGTGGGCCGGGCAGCGGGCTCGGGAATACGCAGCGGTACTGCTGGCCCTGGCTCATAACTTGGGAGACACAAAGGCCACCGAGGTACTATATCTTGCATTTGCGGAAGATCGAGATACACTATCTGTAGAGTTGGACCAGTAGACGCAAGCCCTCAGAGTCGCCCCCGCCGGGGCGGCTTTTCGTTGCCCACTCACGTTTCTCTGACAGGGCCCGGCTAGGGTCAGGTGTACCCACAACCAAGACCGACCGGGTGAAGTCGGTGAGGGACGCCCCACCGCCGCGTGGGGCTTTTTCCTGCCGACACTTGGCTGCCGAACCTCACCCCGTAGGAGGTACCTGCTGATGCCCAGACGCAACCGAGGCCGGGCCGCGAAGGTCCGGCGGCACCTGGAACGCCGGGAGCCGCCGCGTTTGCCGCCGGTGCCGCGCGTGTTCCCGCAGGTCACCGAGCCGTTCTACCTATACGAGCTGGGGCTGAAGCATGAGCCGTTCATGCGGACGCCGCCGCGGGGCGAGCTGCCGCCCATCATCCGCACCCGCCGCTAGGAGGTGACCCCGCCCATGACTCAGCCCGACGCCCCTCAACCGAAGACCGCCGACGAGTTGGGCGCGGCCCTCCTGCCCCGTGACCGCGTACTCGCCGATACCTACCTCGCCAATTGGAACAAGCGCTTGGCCGGTGAGGCCGCCAAGTACAGCGAGAAGGGTAAGAAGTACCTCGACCGCTTCAAGCGCGAGGACGTGCGCGCCTACATCGCGGCCCGGCTTTCCGAAGAGGTCATGAGCGCCGAGGAGGTGCTGGCCCGCCTCAGTGCGCGCGCCCGCCTCAGTGGTGAGGACTTCTTCGAGCAGCAGGCCTATGAGGTATCGGTCTACGAGGACCGGCCCCTGCAGTTCAAGATCGACAATCTGGAAGCCCAGGTTGGGCAGATGCTGGCCTATGACCCCGAGGTGCTCAAGTCCCGCATTGAGAGGTTGCAAGCCGAGATCTCGGAGTTGACCGTAGAGCTGGCCCTGAACCCAGCGGCCACATACCGCGTGCAGGTCGGGACGGAGACGCGGTACCGCACCGTGCCCAGCCTGGAAGCCGCACGCCAGAACGGCGTGCTTCAGTTCGTCGAGGGGGCCGAGTACGGGCCCAGCGGCCTCAAGTTCAAATGGGCCGACGCCCTGCGCGCGCAGGAGCTGCTGGGCAAGCACCACAAGTTGTTTACCGAGAAGCACGAGCACTCCGGTCGTGTCGGCATGGTCATCGGCATCGACATCGTGCCGCCCGAGGGTGCCCAGTGACGGCCGTCCACGACCTCACCGAGGTACGCGGCGGTCGGCTGAAGGTCAATCTTCACGCGGGCCAGTACCGGGCCTGGAAGAGCGAGGCCCGCCACGTCCTGGTCATGGCGGGGACGCAATCTGGGAAGACGTCGTTCGGCCCCCTCTGGCTGTACCGAGAGATCCAGCGGCGTGGCCCGGGCGACTACCTCGTGGTGGCCCCTTCCTTCCCTCTCCTGGAGCTCAAGCTGCGGCCCGAGTTCATGCGCCTGTTTGACCGGCAGCTGGGCCTGGGCGACTACACGGGCTCACCCACGAAAAAGTTCGTGTTCAGCGAGGAAGGCAGCCGGGTCACCTTCGGGGACCGGTACCATCCGGACATTCCCACCCAGGTCTTCTTCGGGCACGCCCAGGACCCGGACAGTCTGGAGTCCGCCACGGCCAAGGCGGCCTGGCTCGACGAGGCGGGGCAGAAGAAGTTCAAGAAGGCTTCCTGGGACGCGATCATGCGCCGCCTCGCCATCCACCGGGGGCGCGTGCTCTACAGCACCACCCCGTATTACATCGGCTGGCTGAAGCGGGACCTTCACGACAAGGCGGACGGCAAGCTCATCGAGCTGATCAACTTCCGCTCGGTGGACAATCCCATGTTCAGCCAAGCCGAATACGACGAGCGGAAGGCTGCCATGCCGGACTGGAAGTTTCGGATGTTCTACGACGGGGTCTTCACGCGCCCCGCCGGTCTGATCTACGACGTGTTCGATGCGGAGAAGCACGTGCTGGAGCGCTTCCCCATTCCCGACACCTGGGAGCGGGTCTGGGGCCTGGACTTCGGGGCCGTGAATACCTGCGTGGTCAAGTTGGCGCAGCAGCCGGATACGGGTCACTGGTTCGTGTACGAGGAGTACCTGCACGGGGGCCGCACGGCGAAAGAGCACGTGGCCGCCTTGCGTGTGGGTGAGCCCATGGGCCGGGTGAAGGCGGTCGGCGGCGCAGGGTCTGAGCAGAACTGGCGCGACGAGTTCAAGGCAGCCGGGTTGCCGGTGCTCAAGCCAGAGGTCAGCGAGGTCGAGGTCGGCATTGACCGGGCCTACGCGCTCCTCAAGTCCAATCAGCTGTACTTCTTCGAAGACCTGGAAGGTCTCGTGGGGGGCGACGAAGAGGACGGCGAGCTACCGACATACAGCCGCGAGCTGGATGAAGACGGTGAGCCCACCGACGAGATCGAGGACAAGAGCACCTTCCACCGCCTGGACGGCCTGCGCTACGCCGCCACGCTGATCCGCTCCGGACCTACAGCCGGGCCGGTGCGCCGGCGACAGTCCACGGTCACGACCTGAAAGGAGGCACATGAACAACCCACTGCTGCGCCTCCTGCTGGCGCGTCTCAACGAGGCCCAGACCGATCTCAACCGGCTGGGCCTCTACGCTTCCGGCCGCACCCTTGGCGTCAACGGCAGCTTCTGGAAGGGCCGCAAGGGCAAGGGCGGCGACATGACCCAGGTGCTGACCAGCCTCGTGCAGGATGACCAGATCGGTCCGGCCATCAAGCGCATCGTGGACGGTCAGCTGGACAAAGACCCCGACTGGCAGGCCCTGGAAGGTCCGGCCACCCTGATCTCGACGGGCGAGGCCGCGCCTGAAGGCGCGGGCGAGAGCGTGCGCCCCGACGAGCGCGTGGACGCCATGACGACCTGGCACACCGAGGCTGCCCTCATCACGGCCCTGCGCAGCGCCGCCTGGGCTTACCAGTGGGCGGGCCGCATGGTGCTGCGGGTCTACATCCCCGACGAGTACCGCGACCTGATCGAAAGCCGGGCCGCCTGGACCCTGGCCGAGGCGCTCGAGCTGGTGCATGTGCAGTCGGTAGACCCCCGCGACGGCGGCCCGGTGATCGACGCCCACGGCCGCGTCCTCGGGTACTTCTTCGCCTACCAGGTCACCGACCCTGTGCGGCGCACCACCACGAAGTGGGTGGAGTTCCACACCCAGGACACCGTGCAGCTCTACCAACGGGTCGGGGGGCTGGCCCTGAACCCGGTGGGCGAGCCGATGCCCAACCCGCTCTACGACGAGACGCGCCTGGGCAGCCGCCGCCGCGAGTACCTCATGTGGCACGCCGACCGCCTGGGAGGCACGGCCATCACGCCCAGCGCCATCGACGCGCAGGACCGCCTGAACGCGGCCAACACCTACATGGGCCGCAACGACGACATGACCGGCTTCCGGATGATCGTCACCGGCAACGCCGAAACGCCGGTCGACGACCTCGGGAAGCCCACCACCTGGAAGGCGGGGCCCGACGTCGTGATCACCCTCATCGGCATTCCCAAGGACGACCGGGACAACCCGACAGATGGGGGCCGGGAGACGCCGACCTTCCAGATCATCGACCCGGTGGACCCCCGGACGCACAGCATCCCCAGCATCAACCACTGGGGGCGCAAGGTCATGGCGGCCTTCGACCAGGGCTGGGCAGCCGACGGCGAACTGGAGGTGAGCGGCGAGAGCAAGCGCGTGAGCCGCAAGCCCCACGACAAGCGGGTCATCTTCGCCAGTGTGGACACGGGTGCGGGCATGGCCTGGGCGCTGCGGGCGGGCCTCATGCTGGCATCCAGTCTCGTGGGGGAAGAAGCGCTGCGGGAAGCCGCGGCCGTGCGCTTCCGGCCCCGGATGTACCTCGACGTGGACAGTGCCAATCTCGCCGAGTACCTCGCCAAGCTGAGCGCGTACGAGAAGGGTGGCCTTGATCTGGAAAGCCTTCTCGAAAGCACGCCCAGTTTGACAGACGTCGCGAGCGTCAAGGCGCGCGTGGAGGCCGAACAGGCGGCGAAGGCAAAGGAGGCGGGTACCGGTGCAGCTGGCGCATGAGCCCCAGGGCGAGACGGGCGCGTGCCTGTACTTCGCCACCTATGGCCTCACCCACGACCCCGTCTGGCTGGCCTACGCGCGTGACGGTCCCGGCGACCCCACCGACGAGCTGCTCTGGCTCTCGCGGCTGGCCCAGGCGGGAGTCGCGATCTTCCACGCCCTCGTGATCCAGCGCAGCTACGCCGACCCGGTCGGTCCCTCCTTCTGGGAGTGGCAGCGGCAGCATGCCCACACCATCAGGCCCGGCCGGGTGCCACTGATGGTTACCTTCCTGGGGCAGAGCCAGGTGCTCTACCACGCCGTCGCTCTGGTGCTGGACACCATGACCGGCGACGTGACCGTGAGCGACAGCTGCCAGCCCGCGCTCCAGCACTTCACCTGGGCCGCCTTCCTCGACACGCGCTATGCCAGGGCCTACCGCGTGTCGATGCTGGCGGCCTTCCCGGACTCAGCCGGCTGAGTCCTGCCCGTGGGCCTTCTGGCAGGCCGGATGTAAGCCCCGTTTCGACCCTTCGCGGCCCGCCCAGGCGGCGGGCCCTCGTCATGCTCCCAGGAGGACCGCATGCGCCGTTCCCACACCTCCACCCTGTCCCTGCTCGCCGCTTCCCTCTTCGCCCTCCGGGACCACCTGACCGGTGACGACACCGATCCGCCCAAGCTCTCCGAGCAGGAGTGGGAGGAGAAAAAGCGGGCCGATCTGAGCAAGAAGAGCCACGAGCAGCTCGTGACCAAGCAGGTCGAGCTGGAACGCGATCTTCAGAAGGCCCGCGCCAAGGCCGTGCCGGAAGGCAGCCGGGTGCTGACCGCTGATGAGGCCAAGGAATACGAGGCCCTCACCGCCCTGGGCGCAAGCAAAGACGTGAGGGCCCGACTGGAGAAGGGCGACGCCGCCGTGGTCACCCTCGCCGGGCGCGAGCGGGGCGACACGCTGCGCGAAGTGGCCGAGGCCGCCGGGTACAAGCTGCCCGTGCTGACTCGGCTGGCCGAAGGCCTGACCTTCGAGATCGGGGCCGAGGTGGAGAAGGACGGCAAGAAGAGCAAGCCCGTCACCGTCAAGTACGAGGACGGCAAGAAGACCGCGCCGCTCGACAAGTACGCGAAAGAGCACTGGTCGGACTTCGAAGGCAGTCTGCGGGCAGACGCCTCGGGCGACAAGAAGCAGCAACAGCAGGAGCAGCGGCGCGTGACCACCGGGGGCGCAGGCGCTCCCCAGACGAAGACGGCCGGCGACGGCCTCGCGGCCAAGCGTGCCGACACCCGCTACTCCATGTGACCTAGGAGGTCATCCTCATGGCAGATATTCCTCAGTCCACCAAAAAGGGCGTGCTGATCGACGCGACCAGCGCCCGCTTCGCCCTCCAGTACGCCGGCGACAACTTCGCTGGGGTCGAGATGCCCGCAGGCGGCACCCCGGTCGAAGTCCGGCCCGGTGGCCGGAACGGCAAGCTCTACCCCTGCGGCAGCGGCGTCTTCGCGGGCATCACGCCCGAGGGCAAGCGCGTGGGGCAGCCCAGCACGTACTTCGGGACCGGCACCGTGTTCCACGCCAGCGACGACGGCAGCCTCGTCGTGGGCAACCTGTACTACGTCAGCGCCACCCCTGGGCGCATCGCCGACGCCCCCACCGCGAAAGACAGCAAGGGGGCGTTCTTCGCCGTGACGCCGAACGACCTGCAGGTCATCCGCGTCGGGAGCCTGACATGAAACGATCCCCTCTGACCCTGTCACTGCTGGCCAGCGCTGCCGCCCTCGCCGTGCGCGACCGCCGGACCGGTGACGAGCGCACCGGGACCTACTCGCTGGCCGACCTCACGCAGGTCACCAACCAGACGATCACCGAGTTCGGCCGGGAAGCGGTGGCCGAGGCGGTGCTCGACGACCTGGCGAACCACAACACGCGGGTCATCGAGATGACGGACCTCTTCGCGGAGCAGACCACCGAGCGCGAGGAACCTCAGCCGGTCACCAGCAACGCGCGCGCGAAGAAGGTGGACGAGGTCGGCCGCGTCAGCACCAAGAAGGACGATGCGCCCGGCAAGGTGGGCTACCCCATCGACACCAACCAGCACGCGGTGGGCTGGGACGCCGACTACCTGCTGGTGGCCACCCCGGCGCAGATCGCCCTGACGACCATCGCCGGTGAGCAGGCCATGCTGGCCGAGCACATCGCGAGCATCCGTGCGGCGCTGATGAACCCGGTGAACTACACGCACTACGGGTACGTCGACGACCGCACCGAGACGACCGTGAAGCGGCTCTACAACGGCGACGGCACGGTGCCCCCGCGCTCCCCCAACCTCACGACCTTCAACGGCACCCACAACCACTATCTCGCCAACGCCGGTCTGAACACGACGGTCGCGCAGGCACTGATCCGGACGGTCGCGGAGCACACCATCAACGCCCAGCTGGTGACGTTCATCAACCCGGCCGACGCGGAGAGCTGGGCGGGCCTGACCGGCTTCGTGCCGCTGATGGACGCGCGGGTGCGCGTGGCGACCGATCAGAGCGTGGGTGTGGCCGCGCTGGACACGGCGAACGCGACCGAGCGCGACATCGGCTACTTCGGGGGCAGCGTGGTCCGTACCCGGGGGTGGATGCCCGTCGGGTACGCGCTGACGCTGGACGTGAACGCGGCGGCCAAGGTGCTGCGCCGCCGGGTGCCGCGTCAGCCCATCCGGCAGGGTCTGCGGATCTACGCGGGGGGCTTCGTGTTCCCGCTGCAGGCCGACTTCCTCGTGGAGCAGTTCGGTTACGGGGTGTTCAACCGGGGCGCGGCGGCGGTGCTGGATTACACGCACAGCACATACACCGTGCCTGACGGCCTGGAGGGCTGAACGTGAGCAACGACAAGCCTGTGTTCATCGTGGACGGCGTGCAGGTGTACGCCGATGGCAAGCCGGTTCAGCAGGAGCCGGCGCAGATCTCTACGCCCGTTGGGGGTGAAGAGTTGGAGAAGTTGCGGGCTGACCGCGACAGCCTGTTCGGGCAGGTGCAGGGTTTGCGTGGCGAGCGCGAGGATGCCCTGAACTTGGCGGCCCAGAACGGGCGGCTGCTACGGGAAGCCCAGCAGGATTTGGCGAAGGCGAGCGAGGACCACCGCCTGACCCTGGAGCGCTTACTGACCGAGAGCAAGGAGCGTGTCGCGGCGCTGGACGCGGCCACCCAGGAGCGCAATACCGCTCAGCAGGAAGCAGCCTCCGTGCGTGCGGAGCTGGGCCGCGCGCAGCAGGAAGGCGGCGACGCGCTGGCCCAGGTGTCCACCCTCACCCAGAAGGTGGCCGCCCTGGAAGGCCGGAAGGTGCTGCCCGAGGACGCCCTCGAGCGCATCAAGAAGGTGTCGGGCGTGGCCGACAAGTACGCGCAGCCGATTCTCGACGCGCTCACGGCACCTGCCTCGCCGCCCAGCGAGTAAGCCGTGGACCTCGCGCAGCGGCTTGCGCTGGATTTCAGGGCCAGCGACCTGGGCGACACCTCGGACCAGTTCACCGCCCGGCTGGGCTACGTGGTCCAGCAGGCCGAGGCGCGCGGCACCGCCTCGGAAGCCCAGCAGGAGGCTGGGGCGCGATACGTGCTTCTCGGCGCGCAGCTCCGGCAGCTCACGCGCAAGGCCGAGCGGCTCAAGGCGGCGAGCGGGGCGGAGGTGCAACAGGATCTCGCCACCCTCATCGCTGAGGTCCGAGCCCAGATGAAAGAGCAGCTCACGGCTTCTGGCCTTGGGCCGGCCCCAAAGCCCCGCCGGGGGCAGCACTTCGACCGAGATGGAGGTGACCTACTGATGGACGACCTGAGTCTGGACATGCAGGCCCTCCAACAGGAGTTCCAGGGGGCGCTGGGCGAGAACGCGGGCTTTCTCTACCCGTACACGAAGCTGGCGCCCACCGGCGGTCCTGCCTTCCAGGGCAGTGTCTGGCCCGCTGATCCCCGGAGTCGGGCCTATGCCCATGCGGTGAGCACGGTGCCCGAGCTGGCTCAGGCAGACGTGAGGTTCCTGACCGTGGCACCGGGGCAGGAAGCACCCGGCGAGGGTGCGCGGATTCCGTTCGACGGCGGGACGCTGACCCTGCACTTCTGGGGGCAGGTGGATCCACTGAGCGGCGAGAGCATCGGTGCGTGTTCCTGGGTGGCGGGGTGAGCATCGCCACCGATCTGCACACCCGACTGCGCGCTGCGCTGCCCCCCGAGGTACCTGTGCTGCCCCCCGAGGACCTTGAGATGCCCAAGGGGGGCCGCAAGCCTGGGCAGGCGGCGGGGCTGGTCGGGTACCTCACGCAGCATCCCCAGGGATACGTGCAGGTTGAGGAACCTCTGCCCATCTCGGCCAACAGTGTCACCGCCACTTTCTGGGTGGCCGTGGCCGCCACTGCCGCCTCACCCACCACCGCCGCCGCCCTGGCCCTCTTGGTGCGCCGCGCTCTGGCCGGCAGCCCCAGGGACCCCGGCCCCTATCCCCAGGTCACCCCCGCTGAGGCTGTCCAGCTCAGCCCCGGTGTCTGGACCATCCGCCCGACCTACCAAGTCCTCACCGTGGACGGCATGTCCACCGCACTCCAGGAGTAACCATGTCCCTCGTTGTCGTCAACACCGCCACTGCCCTGCTCGCCGCCAACCTCAGCAAGGAAGGCCGGCAGGTCCTCTTCTCGCCGGTTGACCTGTTCAGCGGCATCTCGGCCGGTGACTTCGCCGACCTCGGGTACTTCCCGGCCGACGCGACCATCGCCCCCACCAGCAACATCACCCGCACGCCGGTCACGGCCCAGAACCGCGAAGGCGGCGCGCCGGTCACGCTGGCCAATCCGGTCACCGAGATTGAGGTCACCTACGAGATCCCGGTGCTGACCCCCGACGACCTGATCCGCGACCTGCACGGCGGCACCCCGGCCACGGCCATCACGACCGGGCCGCTGGCTGGCACGAAGGTCAGCCCCTTCAACCCCGGCGCGTCGCTGCTGGGCCGCATGATCGTGATCAGCAAGCGCGGCAACAGCAACATCGTGCGCGTCGCGTGGCACCCCCGCGCGTTCCTCCAGAGCAACGGCTTCGGCGACTCGCAGGACAACGACACGGCGCTGTTCACGGTCAGCCTCCAGGCCTTCGACTACACGCCGGGTACGGAACTGTCGGCCTACGACGCGCAGATCACGCAGTACGGCGCCCTGTTCTCGGTGCCACGCGAGAAGCTGTCGGCGCTGCTGGACATCCTGGCCGAGGAAGCCCTCCCGGCCTGAGCCCTCACCGGGCTGCCCTCCTGGGCGGCCCACCCCAACACGAGATTCCTATTTTCTGGAGGCTGGGCATGGACTCTATTCGGCGAACCATCGTGCTCAGCACGGGGCCAGTCACCCTCTGCGCCTGGGGCGCAGGAGCGGCAGACGGCCACCTGATCGACCTGTTTACCCTCACCGCCACGCTGGGCGAGCTGCGGCGGGAGGCCCTCGCCTATGAGGCCGACGCTGTAGAGCCGCAGGTGTGGGCCGCGTTCTGGCGGCTCACGGCGGCGAGCGTGGCGCGGGGCAGCGCATTGGCGGGCCCGCTGCCCTGGCCTGACGTCCTGGCCGTGCTGGACACGCTGTGGGACCTGAACGACGTGGAGGAAGCCGAGGGAAAACTGGGGGGCCTGACGCGGCGACTGGAGCAAGCCAGGGCGCGTCAGGCCCCCCAGACGACACCCTCGACGAACAGGTGATCCGGGAGTTCGGCGCAGCGGCCTATGCCGAGGTCATGACCTGGCCGCGCCGCCTGATCCTGCGGGCCATCGAGATTGAGCGCGAGCGACAGGCAGCCCAGCGAGAGGCCTTCCTGACCGACGTAGGCATGGGGGACCAGATGGACCTGGGCCGGCGGTACGTGGACCCGAAAGCCAAGAAGGACACCGGCGGGGCGTACTACGATCTCTCGCCCTTCAACCGCCACCGGGACGCCCTGGCCCGCATGGCGCGGCCATGGGAATACACGCCCGAGGCCGTGCAGGAGCGCCGTGAGGCGGCCGAGGATGCCCTCTGGCAGAAGTTCCAGGAAGTGGGAGGGATGCGCGCATGATCAAGCTGGATGGTCGCAGACTGACGAACGCCCTGGTCAAGCTCGAGCAGGCCTGCGACGCCATGCCGCAGATCGCGGAGACGGTGAGGGCGGAGGCGCTGGGGCATCTCATTCTGGGGGCGCGGGTCAATATCTACTCCACCACCCCCGGGGCGTACCGCCGGTCACAGGATCTCCTGCGGGGTCTGGATACCCGCAGCCGGGCCAGCCGCAACCGAGCGAGCGTGACCGTGCTGAACACCGTGGAGTACGCGGTCTATGTGGAGACGGGCCAGGACAGCATGAGTCTGGCGCAGCTGCAACAGCTGGCGCTCCTACAGAACAACCCCGCGGACCCCCTGAGCCTGGGGCGCAGTGGGGTGAACTGGACGGCACCCGGCCCCATCGTGACCGGCGCGCAGGTCTTCGCACTCAGGCGCATGCAGGAGCTGTTCTTGTTGAGAGCGAGAGCGGCGGTGCGTTAGGGCGGGATGTCTAGCTCTGCCGTGCGCGTTTGGACGTGCGCGCTAGTGCAGGGAGGAAATGGTGTTATCTACGTGCCTTAGGCATATGTGTCTCCCCACTACCTCACTCAAATCACAATTTATTCGCCGTAACGGGCTACCCTCTCCCTCTTCACCAAAAGTCCTATCTTCGTAAGATCTGAGGCAGTAGAGTCGGCAAGTGACAACACGTCGCTCCAAGGGGGGTGCCAGATGACCTTATCCGGAAAAACAATGAATTCCTTCCTCTTGACCGTGGGGCAGATGTCCGCACGCCAAGTAGGTGTATCGGCCCCCCCTGCTTCCGACATCCCGGGGCTGCCCCCCATACAGGAGATCCGGCGGGTACGCCTCCTGCTAGCCGAGGCTTGGCTGACTTTTGATGAGTCAACCAAGCGAGAGCTGTATGAGCAGGCCAGAGCAGCGCAGCAAGATTTTCAAAAGCCTCCCAACTTGTGGAAGCTGCTAAAGAACGCTCATCGGACTGGTCCAGCGATTATGCAAATGTTCAAGCGTAGCGGGCTGGAACAGAGCATGGATACGTTGATGGAGTATAAGCAGGAATTTAATGCATTTCTGCGGGATCTGATAGCTGCTTGGGAGAGAGATCAGGGCGGCACTATGGAGGTTCTCGGTGCTACTCCAGATGAAAGAGCCGCATTAGTAGCAGTCAAGCAGCTCAATCCCCTTGGACTCCGTAATATTGTGGTAGAGCGCAGCAGCGAGGGAGGGTTGAATCTCAAGTGCCTAGTCAACCCTGAAGTTGAGTACGAATACGAGCCGAGCCAGAAAATTGGTGTTGCCCTGATGAGTGCGGTAAATGCAGCAGGAGGCTGGGTTGATGAGATAGACTTCATCCCAGTCCATGCCTAACCGGGAACGCCACCAAAAACAAGCAAAGCACAATCGGCGTTTCTTAGATACGATACCGACAGAATATCCGGATTGGTCTATCACGGTCATGATGTATGTCTGCCTGCACGGCTGTCGAGCATATATCAGCGGCGTAAGACCGGGTTACGATGCACCAGATCTCAACTACGGCAGCATACAGAGAATTCTGCAAACAGATATTCCAGATCCACAGCCTGATTTGGCATTTAGCTTCAGTCAACTAGTAAAAATGAGCTATAAGTCGCGCTACCATTGCCAATCAGATATAGAAATTCAAAAAGTCTATAAAAATGCAGTTCAGGCATACGAAGCCACCATCAGAAAACTTGATGAGCTAGGGATCTCAACAGTACAGTGAAACATATCGCCAGCCCCCGCCCAGCGCGGGGGCGCTTCATTGGGGGTGAAACGTGCTGGTTTCTGCCCCTACTCCCGCCCCACTTGGCTACACTGGATGTCTATGAAAGTCTTCCTGAGCTGGTCCGGAGAGCCCTCCAGGCAGGTTGCTAAGGCACTTAAGGGATGGATCGAATTGGTGCTGCCCGGTGTACAACCTTGGATGTCGGATAAGGACCTAGGTGCCGGAGTCCGCTGGTCCCAAGAAATCGAAGCCAGTCTCAAACTTAGTAGCTTTGGTGTAATTTGTGTAACCGCTAGCAACAGAAATTCCCCCTGGCTTAACTTTGAAGCTGGCGCTATTTCAAATAATCTTTCAGAAAATGGTGACTCCAAAGCTAGAGTAGTTCCCTACTTGCTAGATGTGGTGTTTAATGACATTAACGGTCCACTTTCTCAGTTTCACGGTAAACAGTCTAATAAAAGTGGCACTTGGGAGTTGGTTCAGTCGTTGAACAACCTCTCAAGTCAACCAAGGGATATTAGGCATTTGGAAAAAACATTTGAAGCATTCTGGCCTGAGCTAGAGGATATGTTAGCTGACGCTAGTGCCTTGGCTGAAAAATCTAATAATAAAAATATTAATCAAGAATCTGGCCTTAGAGATGAAGATGATAAAATGAATGAAATGCTTACAATACTTAGAAATATTAATAACTCCCCTCCCGAGGTTGGAGCTGAGAATCTTAGCTCTAAAGTCACTCCAGCAAAAATTCGGAGTCTTGCCAATAAGCTTGGTAAAGACCTAGGCCAATCTACCGATTTAATAGAAATAAAAGCTAAAGGTAGAGAAATATCTATAATTACAGTGCCAATGACAGACGAGAGAAAGGAAGAGCTGAGGATAAGAGCACATCAGACATTAAGCGAATATACCAGCGAGAAAGTCATCATTAGATGGGCCGTCTTATTTGAAGATGGGCATATCGAGAGCGATGGAGTCACCTTCGCTTAATATGGATTATCTCCAAAAATCTAAACAGCCAAGATGGCCGCCATAGAGAAAAATCGAAGCCCTCGCATCATGCGGGGCTTTCAATTGGAGGTGAGATCGTGCTGATTTCTGCCCCGACCCCTACTCCACCCTGGATACACTGGAGGCCAATGAAAGTCTTCCTGAGCTGGTCGAAGGAGCCGTCAAAAAGCATCGCCACCTTCCTGCGCGGGTGGTTGACGGACGTGATCCAGAGCCTCGAACCCTGGATGTCCGGCGAGGACATCCCAGTGGGCGACCGATGGGCTAACCAGATTTCTGGTGAGCTAGAGAGCCGGAACTACGGCATTCTGATCCTCACGCCAGAGAACCAGTTCCAGCCCTGGATCAACTACGAAGCTGGAGCGCTCTCTAAGATGGTCGGCTCTAGCCGGGTCATCCCCTACACCTTCGGTTTCAAACCTGCCGATGTCAGCAGCTCGCCGCTAACCGCCTTCCAGGGGGTAGAGGCGAACGAGGACGGCACATGGCGGATGCTGGTCGAAATCAACAAAGGGCTTCCCGTCCCCCTGGCTGAGCCGCAGCTCCGGCGCGCCTTTGAGAAGAATTGGGGTGACTTGGACGCGGAGTTGAAGCGGGTAGCCGAAGTAGAGGCAAAGCGGGAGAAAGCCAATCCGGGTACTACCCCGCCGCCCAGATCGGATAGCGACAAGCTGGACGAGATGCTGCCTCTCCTTAGACAGATTGCCCAGCAGACTAAGGAATCTCCAGAAGACAGATATAGACGAGCGCGAGGGCAAAGGAATATAGATACTACCGCAGAAAAAATAGCCCTGGCTTTTAAATCAAGACCGACTATAAGTTTAGATGTTCCCAAAGCTTATACAAACGGAGACGACATAGAAATTCGTATTAATTCTATTCTTGCAGAGATATCCAAAAATGAACTTCCTATATTTCTGAATAGAGTTATTAACAATAACGGTATTTCCGAAATGCACTTCACCATTATGGCAAGTGATGCCAAGAGCTACGATAAGTATAGAGCTTGGCTAGGAAGTATTTGCGAGGCTCATAATAATTCAAGAATGCGATTAGTCATAACCAATGAGCAATAGCTAGAAGCCCTCAGCCAATGCTGGGGGCTTTCCATTGGACAGGCAAATCACTTAACCACGGAAATACAGGAGAAAATTTTATGGCTCTATCGGCTCCAGCTTCACGCGCACCCCCAAGAACTCGAACAGCTCCAGGGCAGTGTCCGTGAGCAGTGCTTTTTTACCCGTGAAGTAGGGATTCACGGCCTGCCGACTGGCCCCTTTGAAGGTTGCAAATTCGGCCTGAGTTTTGCCAGCCCGGCGCATGGCTTGTTCCAGCTCTCCGATCAGTTCTGCTTCGATATGCCTCACCTCCTAACTGTAAATATCGTAAACCTCAAGGGTTGACATGTCAACCCAGCGGGTTTACTATGAGGGCAGCAGAAAAGGGGTCCTTCCGACCAAAGATGAACCCCCTTCTCTGCGACCCCTGGAGGTCTGTATGAAGTATGACGCGCAGCAGCAAAAAGTTCCCGCCCCTGGCACCTACCGCGTGTTCAATGCCCTGAGCTACACCCAGCAGGAGCTGCATGTGGATGCCAGCGGGGCCGACATGTACGCCGCCGCTACGGGTATCTACCCGGCCACCTTCCTGCGCCGCGTCACCCTCGACGATGTGGCCGCCGTGCTGGACTGCCCGCTGACGAAGGTCTACAGCTTCACCCCTGCCCCGGTGCCCGTGCCTACCATCGGCAAGCCCGCCGCGCGCGAGCTGCACCGCGAGCTGGGCCGCGCAGGCATCCCCGCCAAAGAGCACTACGGTTACGCCTCAGCCGCCCTCGACCTCCCCGTCTACAGCCTCGCCCTACTCACTCCCGACCAGTTAGACGCCGTGCTCACCTTCCTCGACTTCACCCACGGCGCACACGGTGAGGCGGCTGCATGACCCCCACCCTCCTGCCCTCCCTCAGCCTCCTCCCCATCTGGGCACGACTCCACACCACCGCTCCCAAGCTCTTCCCTGAGTGGGGCAGTGATGTACCCACGCCCCTGCGCCTGAACTGGGACGCCCTGGGCAGCACTGACCCCGACCACGCCACCCTGGAAGTGCTGGGCTTACTGCGCGCCCTGGGGCTGGGCTGGGCCTGGGATACCCGGCACGGCGAGTTAGCCGTACAGGATGCTCAGGGCAGCTACGGTTACCACGGCACCCTCCCCCGTCACCTCGACACTCATATGGTCTTGCTGGATGGGCTGGCCGACCTCCTCACCGACTTTCCCGAACTGGGCGAGCCAGACCTCTGGCTGGACGGCGTGCCCCTGCGCCGCCCCGAGTTGGCCTGGACGGCAGACGGCTGGACGATGGACGGGCAGCTCATCCTTCCAGTAGAGCCTCGCCCGGTAGCTGAGGGCTGGGCGTGACTGGGGGGCAGGCTCGCCCCCTGCCCCTGTACGGGGTATGCGACTCCTGCGGAGCTCCCAACGGCATTCCTTACCACTATCCCACGGGTGCGATTGAGTACCTCTGTACCCGTTGCGCCCAACGCCGCGCCATCTATGACGCCGCCTACGACCAGCTCGAATTGCAGGTTCGGGGCGTCGTCAGCGCGTGGCTGAGTGTCTGGGGCACCCTGCCCGGCGTGGTGGACCTGCATGAGCACCTGCTCCAGATCGGAGCCAAGGTGGAAGCGGACTACAAGGCCGGGACATTCCCGCCGGAGGGAGTTCAACCCTTCCTCCCTGCGGCCTGAGTGAGTCGGTAAACGAGCGTGGCCCACTTTCGGGTGGGCCTTCCACTTCCAGTCCCAGGGGAGGACAGCAGGATGACCAGTTACAGCACCAACGATAGGCACCGCACGCGCAACCGCGCCCGCGCCCGGAAGTGCGGGGCGAAAGGCGTATTCGATGGGCAGGACGTAGAACGGCGCATTGACCAGCAGGAGGCCCGCTGCCACTACTGCGGGGAAGAGTTGGACTTCGACGGCCCAAACAAGTGGCAGGTAGACCACTTCATCCCGCTGAGCCGGGGCGGCTCGAATTGGGCGAGCAACATCGTGGTTGCCTGCGCGGGGTGCAACCGGGATAAGGGCGACCGCTTTCCCTGGGAGTACCGGCCTGCCCGGTTTGAGGAGGGGTGTGGACGTGACGGGTGAGACGAAGCGGTGTAGCAAGTGTGGGGAGGAGAAGGCGGCGACGTTGGAGTTTTTTGGGAAGCAGAGTAAAAGTCCAACTGGGCTACATAGTTGGTGCCGCGCGTGCATCAAGATCACGGCCCGCGCTCGCTATGCGGCAAACCCCGAAAAGGCTAGACGCCAAGCCTTAGAATCCCGCAGCCGTAACCTCGGCTCAGCTCTGGAAAGACAGCGGCGTGCGTACCGTGAGCGAATGGCCGATCCGATGAGGGCGGCGGCAGAGCGTGAACGCAATAAGACGCGCAGCCGACAAGAGCGGGCAGCCAATCCTGAGAGACAACGACAGCGCGTCCGCGAGCATAGGCAGCGTCACCCTGAGCTTTGTAAGGCGCGTGGCAGGGATACCAAGGCCAAGGCGTACCAGCGCGACCCGGAGAAGTTCAAGGCGCGTACCGCTGCCCAGCGAGCCTTGCGGTTTGGCGACGGGGGCAAGATCACGGGTACTGATCTACGCGCCGCATTTGCGCGGCAAAGTGGCTGCTGCCATTACTGCGGCGAGAAGGTGGGCCGAACCGCTGGCCCTTGGCACGCTGACCATTTCATCCCTATCTCTCGTGGAGGCGCAAACGTTGCTGAGAACATCGTGATCGCTTGTGAGCCGTGCAACCGGCAGAAGTACAACAAGATGCCTTGGGAATTCATGCCCGAAAGGTTCAGTCCGCCGACGCCCTAACCTCAACTTAAACTGACCTCGAAGGCCCGCCTCAGCGCGGGCTCCTCTATTTCTCGTCGTCTATGCGTACTCGGGGACTACGGGCGTCCCCAGTCACGGTGCAGACGAGGGCTCTGCTGACCTGCCCAGCACCAGGAAGTGAAACCACCTTGAATTTCACCGTGGAACCGGACTGTTCGAAGCCTTGGGCTTTGATAAATCCCACCTCCTGAACCAACTGCTCAGCACGCTCTTGGCAGAGGCTGAGCACTCGACTTTCAGGAATTCCGCGCGGCGAAAAGTAGACCGCGACCCCCAGAGCGACTAGCGCGAGAACTGCTCCGCAGCCAATGTTGGCCCGCAGTGGAGACACTGCTGGCTTTGCTTTTGCCGTCATGCCTTTACCCTACGTTCTCCCCCTGATAGGAGGTGCACCGAATCATGACCCTACCCGACCTGAAAGGGACGGCCAGTCTCGACATCACCGATTTTCGCAAGGGCATCGCCCAGATGCAGGGCGACCTCCAGCGTCTCCAGGCCATTGCCAAGAGCGCTGGCACCATCAAGATCACCACCGACCTCCGCGCCGCGAAACAGACGACCGCGGAGGTGGATCAACTGCGCGCCGCCGCTACCCGGCCTATCAAAATCAACGCCGACGGCAGCGGCCTGCGGGACACCGACCGCGCCGTGCGCGAACTGGCAAAGTCGGTCAAGGCGACGCGGGACCTTTGGCAGACTCAGGTCATCACAGATGATGAGGCGGCTCTTTCGGCCCAGCGGCTGCGGAACGAGTTGCTCAAGTTGGCCGCTGCCGAGGACACCAGCGCCGAGACGCTGGTCAAGGCTACCCAGGCCGCTGCCCAGGCCCAGCGCACGATGGACCAGGCGCGCGGCGAGGTCACCAAGGGCGGGTTTGCGGCCAATGCTGCGCTCGGCATCCTCGACGCCCTGGGCAATCTGGGCGGCCCAGCGGGGGCGGCAGCGGCGCAGATCGGCAACTTCATCACGCAGGGCCTGACGAAAGGCATAGACCAGGGCAAGCGCAGCGTGGCCGACGAGTCGGGGGAGCTATCCGACGAAGTGGTGCAGGCGCTCAAGCGCAAGCTCCGCATTCAGAGTCCCTCGGTCGTCATGACTGAGATCGGTGAATTCATCGTGCAGGGCCTCATCAAAGGGTTCAAGTCCGACACCGACACCCTACTGGCCGTCGTGCGCCGGACAGGCGAGCAGGTGCCCGACGCCTTCAAGGCTGGGGCTGGTGACGGCCAGGCGGGGGGTGCCCTCGCCGGGCTGACCGACAACCTCAAGAGTGCGACCGATGCCGCCGACGCCCTGGCCCCCTCTTTAGGCAGCGCGGGCGAGGCGGTGTCCTTGATCAACGATGCGACCTCCGAACTGGGCAGCGGATTAGCCCCCGTCGCTGAGGGCCTGCTGTCGGTCGGGACCGAGCTGGCCCAGGGACTGACTGCGGCCGGAGACGCCGCCGCCGAGGTCGCTCCGCAGGCCGATGAGGCAGCGGCGGGGCTTGAGGACGTCGCTGGAGCGGCCCAGGGAGTCGTTGAGGGACTGGCCCCGGTGGGCGAGTCGTTAGCTGCCGTGGGCCAGGAGATGGCCGCCGGGCTGGGGTTAGCTGGGGATGCCGCTGCTAATGCAGCGCCCCAGGTTGCCGCCGTCGGGAACTCGGCTGAGGAGACTGCCAGCGCAGCGGAGAACCTGACCGCCGGGCTCGCCCCCCTGGCTGCCGGGGTGCTTGCCTTCGGGGCGGCCCTCACGGCCGCTCTCCCTAAGGCGGCCGAGTTTCAGACGGCCATGCAGGCCATTGCCGCTGAAAGCGACCTGACCGCGACAGACCTCAAGAATATTGGGGATGGGCTGCTTGAGGTGAGCAATAACGTTGGTGTCTCGGCTGTCGCTCTTGCAAAGGCCAGTTTTGATCTAGTCGGGGCAGGAGTACGGGGGGCCGAGAGCAATGCCGCCATCGTGGAACTCGCTCGACAGGCGGCGGAACTGGCAACTGCTGGAATGAGTGATATTTCAAGTTCGGCGGACATCCTAAGTAGCGCTCTGAACGCTTTCAATTTGAGTGCCAGCAGTGCTACACGCGTCAGCGACATCTTCATTCAGACTGTGAACACCGGAAAAATAAGTCTGGAACAGATAGGCAGCACGATGGGCGAGGTGTTTCCGAAAGCAGCCAAGTTGGGCGTCAGCCTGGAATCCCTTTCGGCCAGCGTCGCTACCCTGACCTCTGTAGGGGTGCCTGCTGAGCAGGCCGTTACTGGGATCAACAGCGCCCTGGACAGCATCCTAGGACCAACCACCGAAGCCTCAAAAGCAGCAGCCGAGTTGGGCATTGGGTTTGATGCGGCGACCCTGAAAGCGAAAGGCCTGCCCCAGTTCCTAAGAGATGTAGCCACGGCAGCGAATGGCAGCACCGCCATCATGGCTGAGCTATTCGGCAGCACCGAAGCCGTTAATGCTGTGTTTGCATTGACCAGCGACGTGGGAGCTAAGAAATTCACCGAAGCTCTTGAGAAGATGGCGCACGCAAACGGCGCTACAGCAGAGGGTTTTCGAGACGCCTCCAACACCTACGAACATGCCCAGGCCAAGTTCACCGCCTCGGTTGACAATCTACAAATTGCATTTGCTAGTCGCTTCCTCCCCAGCATCACGAAGGCCACCGATGGCGTCTCGAAATTCGTACAGAGCCTTGACGAAATCGGCAGCAACGGGGCAGTGCAGTTCGTCGCCATCGTCGGCACGTCGGTGGTGCTGGCAAACACCTTCCTGAAGCTGAGCGCGGCTGCGAAGGCCGCCGTAGGCTCTACCGCGCTCTTTACCGCTGTCGCCAATGCTGGGGGGCTGAGTGCCTATATCGCCGGCTTGGGCGGGATCGCTGGTGCAATGACACTGGTTACGGGGGCGACAGTCGCCGCTACGGTTGCTGCTGCGCCGCTCCTCACGGTTGCGCTGGCCGTGGGCGTGGCTCTGTCTGGCTGGAAGCTGGGCAAGCTCATTGGCGAGATGAAGCTGTTCGGAGACGAGACGACGACCCTGAACGACAAGCTGACCGACTTCTTTGCCGTGACGCTCTTCGGGGCAGACAAAGATCTGATCCAGCAGATGCGAGAGGGGGAGGAAGCTGAACAGCGCCGTCAGCTCTCCCTGGAGCGCACTGGGCAGGCGGCCACCGATACCGCCGCCGCTATCCGAGCAACCGCTGCGGCCGAGGCGGCAGCGGTTGCCGAGCAGAACCGCGCCGCCGCCGCACGGGAAGCGGAAATCAACAAAATCCGCTCACAGAAAGCAGCCCTTGAGGACCTCGCCACCACACTGGAAGGCCGCCAGTTCACACTCAAGCTCGCTGGGAAATCCGACCTCCAACGCGAGCTGGCAGAACTGAAGCGTGATTTCGACGATCTCGCACAGAAAGCCCAGGACGCCTTTGCGGGCGACCTGAAGAATCCTAAGCTGCTCACTGCCCTCAAACAGCTCCGGACCCAGCAAGCCGCAGAGGAGGCCGCCGCCCGCAAGACGGCAGCAGATAGGGCGGCGGCGACCGCGGGGGACGCAGCGCTGGCCGTCCAGAAGGCAGAGATCGCGGCCCTTGCCGATGGCCGCGCCAAGAAGAAAGTAGAGCGCGCCCTTGAGTTGCAGGAGTTTCAGAAGTCGGTCGACGATCAGGTGGCGGCTCTCTCCGACTTCCCCAAACGGCAGGCCGAGATCCAAGCTGCCGGCCGCGCCCAGGCGGCGGCCATGCGGAAGGGCTGGGCGCGCGAGGACGCTGAGGCCGCCAAGGAAGACGCCAAGCGGGCGGCAGAAGAAACGAAGGCGGCGGCGCGAGTCGTGGCTGATGCGGAATCTGCCGGGCGTGATGCGCTCATCGCGGGCATCGCTGATGAGACTGCGCGCCGCCGGGCGGAGCGGGACGCCCAGCTCTCCGACCTGCAGGACTCTATCGACGCCCAGGTGGCCGAGGTCGCCAAGTATCCCGACAAGGTGCGCAAGATACAGGAGGCCGGCCGTACTCGAGAGAAAGGGATGCGGCAGCAATACGCCAATGAAGACGCCGAGCAGGCCCGCGATACTGCCCAACGGATTGCCGATGCCTGGGCAAAGGCGCAGGACGCTGCCTATGCCGCCCAAGCCGCAGGTCGCGACAACGACCTGGCACAGTTCGAGTTGACCCTCTCCCGCCGCCTCGCCGGGGCTAAAGACAACGCGTTGGCCCTCGCACAGATTGAAGCGCAGGCCGTACAGGAGCGCGCTCGGCTTGCCCAGCAGAGCGCACGGGATCAGTACGCGGCCGACCGGCAGCAACTGGGCGATGCCCGGGACCGCGCCCTGGCCTCCGACAAGCTCAGTGATGGGGAGCGTCAGGCCATCTGGCGCGAGTACTACTCCAACCTCACCAAGCTCAGCACCGATTTCCAAACGGGAGAAACGGCCCGCCTCCAGAAGCAGGAGGAGGATGCACGGGCCGCTGCCGAGAAGATCAGGTTGGCCCGAATCGCCGCCGCCGTCCGTCCTGCCGAGGACGCTGGGCGCGATGTGTCGGCCATACAGGCCCAGCAGCAACTGGCGCAGAGTGCCGCCGAGCGCCTCGCTCTGGAGATCCGGATACAGGGGGCGCAGGAGCGTCAGGCCGCCGCCTACGCGGCCATGTTGGCCCGTGCGAAGGAACTGGGCCTCACCGACGAGGAACGCACCTCCCTGGGCGACAAGTTACTGGCGAGCAACAACGCCGTGCGCCAGAGCCAGCAGGCCCAGCTCGACCTGCAAAAGCAGATCAAGGGCGAAGCGCAGCAGATCGTGGACCTGTACGGCCGACTCGTGGTCCTGACCGGACGCGAGTCGGGTGCAGCGGCGGCGCAGCGCGAGCTGGCCGAGGCGACCACCCAGGTCGGAGACGCCTATGCCCGCACCCTGCCCTACCTCGACGCTTACCGCGCCGGCAGCCTGCGTCCACAGGATTACGCCTTAGCCGGTGAGGCGCTGGGCGGCCTAGTGTCGGCTCTGGAGGCGCAGCGCCAGAAATTGGAGGCCCTCCGGAGCGAGTACGACCGCCAGCGCGACGCCCTGAAGAGCGTGCAGGACGTACTCAAGGGCTTTGGGGAAGAACTGGGAGACCAGCGCCTGCTGGACAACGCCATCACGTTCAACCAGGCCACCTACGATCAGGCCAAGGCCGCACTCGACACGCTGCTCAAGGGTGGGCAGTACGACGCCGCGCAGCTCGCCGAGGCGACAGGCAAGCTTCAGACGAGCTACACGGGCCTCAAGGACGCTGTGGCCGCGCTGGGAGAGGCGCGGGCGCGCGAGTTTGAGCGGGAGGCGAAGCGGATCAAGGACGAGTCTGACCGCCGCACACGCCTCCTGGATGCCCAGATCAAGGCGGCCAAAACGGCCGGCCTCGACACCAGTGGCCTCGAATCCCAGCGCGACGCCATCGTGGCCGACGCCGAGCGGCAGGTGCGCGGGCTGGAAGCCAAGGCCGAGGCTGCCCGTACGGCCGCCCAGACCGCCCTCAACGACCGCACGCGGGGGCTACAGACACTCCTTCAGGGCGTGCAACAGGGCGCGGCGACAGCCCAGAAGGGCGTGACCGATCTTGCCGGGGAGGTGAAGCAGGCCGAGAAGGATGTGCAGGACAGCGCCGACCGGATGCGCAAGAGCCTGGAGGGCACCTTCGCTGGGCTGCCCATCCTGGCCGGGAAGGCGGGCAAGACAGCCGGACAGCAGTTCGCCGAGCAGTTCCTGGCGGGGGTGAAGAGCCTGAAGCTCCCGGCCCTGAGCGCCGCGGCCCCCGCAACCGCCGCTACTCGCCCGGCGGTGGGCAGCATCACACAGATCATCACCATCAACGGCCAGAACGTCACCGGGACGGCCAGCCAGACCACGAAGCAACTGCTCAAGGCGCTCGCCAACGAGGCCGAGGCCGAGTGCCGCAGGAGGGGACAGTGAGCATCTACAGCATGACCATCGGGGGCATCGTCCTCCAGCACCTGCCCGCTACCGAGGGTGTGACCGGCGAGGGGGGCGGGCGGGCCATCACCGAGCGCACCACTATTGAGGGCCGCGTGGTCGCCCTGCGCTCCCCGCTCCCCGCCGCGCGGCGCATCCGCGTGACCGCTCCCCAGGGCTACGCCATCAGCGAGGTGGACGCCCAGGCCATCCGCGCTCTGGGGGACGGGCCGTTCACGCTCTCCCTGACCGGGTACGAGCCTGCTGGCACGTTCGGCGGCTGCGTGTTCGAGGAGCCGCCCCGGTTCCCTTATCTCGCGCCGGGCCTCGTCGGCTATGACCTGAGTGTCTATGTGCCGCAGGGGGCCGCGTGACCTACCGAGCCGCATGGTATCTGTCCGACGGCACCACTCCTGCCCCCGGCCTGGATCTGGGTGAGGTCAAGCCGGGGCAGTCGGCCAGCGTGACCCGCCTCCTGAAGAACATCGGCGACCAGGCGCTGAGCGCCGTGCAGTTCACCCTGGCCGATGACCTCGCCGGGGTGACGGTGGACGTGGCCGGCGAGACTCTGGCTCCGGGCGTCATGTACGCCGCGCCGGGCCTCGCGCCGGGGCAGACGCTGAGCGTGACCTACACCCGCGCCGTGCCCGCCGATGCCGTGCCGGGGCCGTTCTCCGCATTCCTGACCATCCGGGCCCTGACCTGAGAGGAGGTGATCCATGCCCATCCTGATCCTGGGAGGCCGCCGCGAGCTGGCCGAGCCGACCACCGCCCTCCTGCTGACCGAGGCCCTGACGGGGCGGGTGGGCGGCTTCCTCGAACTGAGCCAGATGCTCACCGGGCGCGTGCCCCTGCGCGAGCTGGTACTGGACACGGCCCTCTCCGGTGAGGTGCCGGGCACCCTCTCGCCTACGGCATACGGCGCGGTCCACGATCTGGCCATGACGGCCGCCGATCTGGACGTCGAGTCCTTCACCTGGGCCGCCGAACGCGGCCAGGGCACCCGCATGGATGTGACCGTGATTGGCGGGGCACAAGGCGGCGACGTGCCAGCGGTGACCGTCAGTGCAGGCGGTCAGGGCGGCGCCTTCGCGGCAGCTGGCACCCTCGCCGAGTGGGAGCACGAGCTGGGGCCGGGCGGGGCCGAGACGACGACCCTGCACGCCAGCGACGCCTCCCTGATCCCAGGGGCCACGCTGCCCGAGCTTGTGCCCTGGGAGACGCAGGCTGAACTCGACGAGCTCTACCGCCAGAAGCGCGCCGGGCAGATCGCCCTCATCCCGCCCCTACAGCGCCCCACGGCCCAGTTCGACGGACGCCGCATGGCCGTGGATGCGGTGGCCCTGGCCGCACTCGCCACCGTCCCCCACCGCCTGCTCGCTGCGCCCCCCTTCCCCGGCTATGACTTCCGGGCCGATGGGGATGGCCCCACCTACAGCACCTTCGGGAAGACGGCCCAGCAGGTCGTGAACGATCTCTGGGGCGTGGTCGGCCTCCAGACTGGATGGGAGGGCGGCGTCCTTGTGGTGCGCCCCCCTGGGCCGACTGGCGACATGGTGCTGCCCTCGCCGATTGAGCGGGTCAGGACCGAGCGCATCACCCTGGATGCACCGACCATTGAGATTCAGGGTGGTGCTCCCTCGGACACGGCGGCGGACGGCGAGGACGAGACGCCCCCAGACCCGACCAATCCCAGCAACCCCGCCAACAGCCCTGACCCCGATGAGCGTAACGGCACAGGCGGAAGCGGCTTTGCGGATGGAGTCAGCCCCACTCCGCAGGTCGGCACGGTCGCCGCGAACGCGGTGCCCCTGAGCTGGACGGCGGTACGCAGCGCCTCCCAGTACATCATCGAGCGCATTGAGGGCGAGGCGCGACCCTACACCCTCTGGGGCCGCCTGGCCGTCACGACTGCCACGCAGTTCGTGGACGACACGGTCGCGCCCCTGCACACCTACAGCTATCGCCTGCGGGTCAACGCGGTGGCTCAGGCGGGTAGTTCGCAGAACACTCTGTATGCCCCCAGCGAGGTCGCGCAGGTCACGACGCCCCCGGCCGACGCCGACGCGCCCGGCCCCGTGACCGACCTGCAGGGCTACTACCGCAGTAGCACGTCGGTGGGGGTGAAGTGGAAGCCACCGGTGGCCGATCCTCTGGACAAAGAACCTCCTCGCAAAGCACCGGCCGACCGCTACCGAATTCAGGCCCGCCGGACGACTCCCGACGCCACCCTGGAGGCTCAGGTCGTGACGACGCAGGCCTGGGTGCTGCTCGAGGGCCTGCCAGTGGGCGCGGCCCTGCGCCTCTCGGTCGTGGCCCTGAATGGCACGTTGGAGAGTGAGCCGACCCTGCTGGACGTGCAGCTCGTGAATCTCCCTCCCGCCCTAGTGACTGAGGTGAGGCTGACAGCGCCCGAGGAGCTGGACGCCGATAAGCGCGCCGTGCTGCGCGCCGAGTGGGACCGTGCAAGCGGCGCGACGACCTACCGCCTGCGCTACGGTGCCGCCCCGGTCGGCACGGATGAGCGCCAGATCCTGTACACAGGCATCCGTATCCTGACCGCCTCCGAGTTGCCAGACGGGGATGGGCCACTGAATCTGGACCTCTCCGGCCTCTCCTACGCGACCCGCTATGCGGTGCAGGTCATGGCCCTCAACAGCGTAGGCGAGACGGCTTGGTCTCCAGTGGGCTACGCCATCACGACCAGCGAACCCCCACAGCCTGAACCGGACCCCGAGGCCGATGCCTTTGAGCGGGCGCAGGCGAGCGTGCTTATCACCACCCGCCGCACCGATGCCAGCGCCGTCAAGACCACAGTCTGGAAATCTGGTGGGCGGGTAGACGCCACCCAGGTGCAGACCTGGGGCAAGGTAGCGGTGCTGAAGCGGGACAACCCGAAGGAGGTTCAGGCGCGCTGGATGCAGCTCAGCGCCGTCACCACCCGCAACTTCTATGAGCTGCCCAACTGGCCCCTGACCCTCACCGCAAGTGTCACCGAAACCCTGAACTACGACGTGCAGGAACCGGGACGCGAGCTGGGACGCGAGCAGGAGCGGGTTGTACAGGAGTGGAGTCCGCAGGGTTGGCTCAACCTCCGCCGCACCGAGCGCAGCCGCGCCGGCTGGGTGGAAGGGGTGACCGACGACGACGGCAACACCACCGCCCGCGAGTACAAGACCCAGTTCGAGGCCGTGACCGAGCAGTGGCAGCCGATCGGGGCCGGACTGTGGCTCTATGCCCGGACGCCGTCTGGGACAGCCCCGCTGCCAGTCTTCTTGCGGGACAGCGAGGGAGAGGGCGACTGGGACGTGCTGGAAACGGCAGCGAAGGGGGGACAGGCCGAGACGACAGTCAGCGAGCAGGCTCCGCCCCAGGCCACTCTGCCCGCCAAGACGAAAGAGGCGACCCGCAAGGGCGAAGCGCTGCCGCCGACCCTGCCCCGTACGGTCGGCAGTCCCGCCCTGGCCCGCTACCCGCTGGATCAACCGTGGTTCAGCAGTCCCGCACCGGCGTCACCACCCGGCGACGAGGGGCCGGAAGGGAAAGGAGGCCGCGATCCGGACAGCCCTCCCCCCCCGGTCCCCGCCGGGCCTGCTGAGCCCACCCCTACGCCCGCCGGGAGCGGCGACCCCACCGGCACGCCCGAACCGGCGGCGGCCGACGTGGGCAGCCCCCGCCAGCCGCTGACCTACAGCTACACGGTGGCGGGCACGGGCGGGGGCGCGACCATCCAGACCAGCATCCCCTGGGTGCGCACCGCCGCCGGGCTGGCCCGCTACGCCGCACTCCTCGCGCAGCAGGGCGGGCCGCGCCTGCGGATCACTCGGACCTACATCCTGCCGACGACGCCCCCCAGCCTCGACCGCGCCGTGAGCGCGAGCGCCGAGGGGCAGAACGGCAACTTCTCTATGACGGTCGTGACAGAAACGAGGTGAGCATGAGTACAGCGCAACAGACCGGGCAGGTCATCCGCAGCCTGCCCGACCGCCGGGTCGTCGTACAGGTCGGAGCGCAGCAGATCACGGCGCGCGCATCCGGCCTCGTCCCACGCCCTGGCACGCAGGCGCTCGTCAGCAATCCTGGGCAGGGCTGGGTGGTGCTGTCATGGCAGTGAGCCCCGGCCCAGCTTCGACGGTCTTGCGCTTTCTGCGCGGGGGCTGTGGCGGGTGCCTGTGCGGGCGGTTATGCGAGCCCTGCCGGGCAGGGCAGGACTGCGAACCAACCGAGGCGATGGTCGAGCGCGTGACCCCAGGACGGGTGGTGCTGACTGATGGGCGGGTCTTCCCGACGCCGGGCGGCGCCGCCCCACGCCCTGGGCAGCGCGTGGTCGTGGACTGCCGCCCAGGGCTCATCGCCAGTACCCCCGCGCACATGCCCAGGCGGCAGGATGACGAGGCGGTGCCCTTTATCCCACCGCCCCCCTCCTGGGACTCCCCCCAGCGTCCCGGCTTCTGGGGCGTGCTCGGCAGCGGCGGCGGAGGTGAATCATGAGCCTGCACCTGCCCCGCACCGACTCCGGCGGCGTGTTCGGGGGCGAGTCGGACACTGCCCCGGCCACCCAGACCACCGTGGTCCTCGACGACGGCGTGCCCCGCAGCCTCACGGGTGTCTGGGCCACCGATCACGACGCGCGCACCCTGCGCCGCCTCCAGATGGTCGACATGTTCGCCCCCGATCTCGACCCCCCGGCGCTCGCGCTGGAACACACCGCCGCGCGCCGCCGCGAGCGCCCCCCGGTCACCCGCTACCCCCAGCCGGACGGCACCACCCTGATCCTCACCGACTGGGTCTACACCAACGGCGGTGAGGTCGAGGTGGCCGAGCGCGGGGCCGGTCAGGACACCCGGCGCTGGACCGAGGAGGTCCGGCATTACGACGGCACCCAGAGCGAAACCGAGGTCCGCACCGATGCACGCGCGGTCCCGGCCTACGACTGGCGCTGGCAGACCAACCTCGGCACGGTGGACACCCCGGTCACCCGCACCGGGGTCGCCTACCGCCGCGCCACCCTGCGCCGCTGGGGCACCAACCCGGACGACCTGTTCGTGCTGGTGGACACCGTGCTCATGGCGCTGTACGAGGACGTGCGCCTGGACGGCGACGTGGCGGTGGGCTGGCGCAACCGCGACGACCTGTACCGCACCGAGGTCGCCCGCGTGCGCCGGCAGGAGGTCTCGGGCGAGCAGATCCAGTACACGTGGGTCGATCTCTGGGTGCCCATCGCCACTCTGGAGCGGCAGGCCCAGGCGCGGCGACCGGACGACGCCGTGCCGGTCACGGTCGGGGGCGCAGTGCGGTACTACGTCACCCGGCAGGTCGGGGACGCGGTGGGGCTGTTACGCGACACGGTGCGCCCGGACTGGCCCGCCGCGCCGCCCGAGCCCGGCTTCCGGTTCCTAGCCGCTGGAGGTGCGGTCACAGTCCAGGGACCCCGCACGGACGCGCCGCAGTTGCTCGACGATCCCCAGGGGCAGCCCAACGCCACCCTGACGGCCTACGGGCACACGTTCCTGGGCGGAACCTGGGCGGCCCTGCGGGACGTGCCGCTGCGGGACGATCAGGGGCGGGTGACGAGCTGGGACACGGTGCTGGTGCTGCACGCCAGCGCGGAGACGGTGACGGCGGTACGGCAGGACGGCAGCGCCGCGACCCTCTCCATCGAGGCCTTCGAGCGCGAGATCCTCCGGGCACTGCCGGGCAGCTTCCTGGGCTTCTCGCCGGTCGGCACGTTCTTCAACAGCTGGCCGGCGCACTGGGCCTGGGCACGCTGTACTGGGGAGGCCCGCGCCCTGGTGGTGCATGACGCCTGGCGCGACAGCTACAAGCGGGACGCGCCGCCGGGCAGCCCGGAGCATTGGACGTGGAAACAGCGGCCGGGCAAGCGCCCACGTGTGCGGCCCCCCACCGCGCCGGTCGCGCCGCTGCGCCTGACGCTGGCCGACGTGGCCGCCCCCCTCCTGCACGACGAGCCACTGAAGCGAGGAGAGGGGCCGCTGCTGCTGCCGACCTCGGCCACGGTGCAGGGCCGCGACGTGCGCCGGGCGGTCGCCAAGCGGGTGCTGTACCCGCCCGCCCAGTGGCCCGAGGACCTCGACGATAGTCAGAACACGGGTGGGCCGCTCGTGCTGACCTTCGTGATCCCACCGCTCCCCACAGGACAACAGCAGGGGGCAGTGCTGCTGCTGCGCCTGAAGCTGCCCCCACAGGCCGACACCCTCAGCGTCAACGGCGAGGCGTGGCCCATCGCCCGACTCGGCCACAACGCGCAGACGGCGCGCGGCTGGCATCCCTACGTGGTCCCGGTGCCGGTGGCGACCACCTACACCCTGGAGTTCAAGGGCCGCTGCTCGCGCGCCCTGCTCTGCCTGCGCCGCTGGACGCCCGGCGGCGGCCCGCCGGACGGCTCCTGACAGGAGAAACATGAGTGACCTGATCCCCAACCCGATCCTCCTCGACACCACCCCAGCCGGTGGCCTGATCGTGCCCGTAGTCTCCGGACGCGGGGGCCTGAGCGGTTATCAGCTGCTGGGCCTGGACGGCCTGGCCACGGCTGAGCTGAGCACCGACAGCGGCGCGACCTGGGCCGAGCTGGTCTACCCCCACACCCTGGCCCCCGGCGAGCAGCTCCGGCTGATCCGCACCGACACGGGCCCCGTGCTGGCCACCCTGCGCGCCCTCGCCCCGGTGGACGCACCGACCTCGGGCGGCGGCGACACTGGCCCCAGCCCGTACCCCGAGCTGGTCAGCGGCGCGCCGGTCAGCCTGACGGCCCCAGTGTCGGGGCCGGGCACGCCCCCAGCGATCTACCGCGTGGAGCTGGAGGCGTCGGCGGAGCTGGCGCTGTCGGTGACGGACAGCACGGACGTCTACATGACCGTCGAGGGCAACTGGCCCCCGGTGAGCGACCCGGTGGCGATGGCGCGGGCGGGCCAGGACCCGCTGACCCTGAACGTGCCGTTGGGACCGGGCCGCTGGTACGTGACGCTGTCCGGCACAAACGCACCCGCCCCCGTGACCCTGACCGCGAACTGGTAACGCGTCTCCCCCCTCTGCCCCCACCGACCCGGCCCGGTGGGGGTTTCACATTCAGGCCGGGAGAGGTACACATGGGATTTCGAGACAGCCTGAAGATGCTCGACGTTCGGTCCTTCCTGAACGCCAGCGCCCGCAGAGTCCTGCTGTATGTCGTGGGTGACGACGACGGGACCTACAAGCCGGTCACCGAGTCCATGCTCGCGGGTGGCGGGTCCGGTGGGGGCGGCAGCGCCCCGACCCTGGTCCCCCTGGGCAACCACATCACCCTGGCCCTGGACGGTACCGCCAGGGCACCCACCTGGCCCGCCGGCACCCTGGGCGCGCGCATCGGTGTCAGCGGGGGCAGCGCGCGGGTGGCCGTGACGGCTCCGGAACCGACCAGCACCACGGGGCTGCTCTGGGCTGATGGCAGCACCTGGGAGCTGACTCAGGGCGACATCGCCGGGTTCAAGGCCACGGTCGCCAGCGGCTCGCCCGTGCTGGACATCCAGCCGCTCGGGGCCGGCTGATGCGGCAGATCAGCCCTGGGCGCCCCCCACAGGCTCCGGCCACACCCTCCCCCCGCGTGTTCGGGGCCACACGCAAAACCCAGACCATCCTCGCCACCATGGCGGGGGCCAGCGACGAGAACCTGCGCGAGATCGGCAACGTCCTCCATGACCCCGCCGATCCCGTCATGCCCTACAGGCTGTACTACAGCGCCTTCGCCGGAGCCTACGCCAACGACCAGACCACCCTGGGCAACACCTACCTGCACCTGCTCTACAGCCTCGACGGGCGCACCTGGACCCGCTATGGGCGGGTCACGAGCGTTACGAACGGCATCGAGGACCCCTACGTCCTGATCGAGGGCGGCCTGTACTACATGTTCGTCGAGGACAAATCCGAGGTCCCGTTCCGCCGCATCGGGCGCTACACCTCGCCGGACGGCCTGACCTGGACCTACACCGGCCCCGTCGGGCTGGCGCTGGGCGCGTCCGGGGCCTGGGACAGCGGGGACGTGTCCAGCCCCACGCTGCTGCGCGACAGCGACGGGTCCTGGCTGATGCTCTACGAGGGGCGCAACATGGGGGCCAGCCAGTACGGCGCCATCGGCCTGGCCCGCAGCACCGACCGGGGCCTGACCTGGACCAAGCTCAATGGTGGCGCCCCGGTGGTGATCCCGAACGCGGCGGCGTACAGCGGCGTGGGAGCGCCCACCATCGGGTGGCTGGGCGAGGTCGTGCCGGACGACCTGCTCTGCGCCGGGGGGGTGTACTACCTGCTGGCGCATGGGCAGGCCCCAGCCCGGAATGCCTATCTGCCGGCCCTGCTGGTCAGCACGGACCTGATCACCTGGACCGACCCGCTGGGCCGCGAGGTGATCAACGACGAGACCAACCGCGCGCCGAGCGAGACGATGATGTTCGCCGACCGGGACGCGCAGAGCGTGATCTACACCAGTGGGGTCACCCGCAGCAGCGGAAACGGGCAGCCCAACCTCAGCCGGGCGTTGACGGTCACGGGCGGACAGGGGCGCGTGCTGGAGGTCGCGTTCTCGGCCGACGGCGAGGCCCGCTGGCTGCTGGCCCCCTACGAGCGCCTGACCGTGGTGGGCGTCCTCGCGGACGGGACCGGGGGCGTGGGCAATCTGCGGCGCAGGGCGGTGGGCGCGGCCGACAGCACCCTGACCGATCTGGGCAGCGTGTACCCCCTCTACCTCGACGGTGGGGCGACCGGAGCGGTGCTGGTGCTGTCGGCGGCCGGGGTCAGCGGCGGCCTGCTCGCGGCGCGGGTGTTGACCTCGTGAGCCTGCTGCTCAGTCCGTATCCCCGGGGGGCAACGCCCCCCGGCTACACCTTCGTGGACGAGTTCGAGAGCGCCTCGAGCGACAACAACTACACCATCACCATGCAGGGCAGCGGCGGGAGCCACAGCACCTCGGGCGGGGTCAAACGGCTGGTCCCCGCCCTCGGGGGCGACGGCAGCGTGTCGCTCCGGCGGGCGGGACCGATCACGGCGGTCGAGCTGCGCGCCCGACTCCAGCCCAATGCCAACGGCGAGAGCATCCGCTACCTCGACCTGGCGCTCGGCGCAGGAGCGTTGACTCCGGGCGACGGCACGGACACGGGGGCGTGGTGGCACACCACACTGGCGACTGGGTACACGCTGGCGATCAACAACCCGACCGACCTCAACGGCGCCATCATCGCGCGTCGCCGGGGGGGTGGGGGCTGGGACATCCTGCGCGAGGTGCAGGCGATGGACTGGACGGTGTGGCGTACCTACGGCATCCGGGTGGGCGGAGGTCAGGTGCAGTTTTCCATCGACGGCGCTGTCGTGTACAGCGCGGCGGACGCGACGTTTGCCGGAGGGGATGTCGCCGTCAGTCAGGGGCATTACTCGGGCGGCCTGGGGGCTGTGGCCGAGCTGGACCGGTTGTCCACGTCGTAACGCCCCAAAGAGACAACCTCATCCCCCTTTCCCGCCCCAGTGCCCGGCCTGGGGCGGTGTCCTGTTGCCCGGGCAAGGAGCTGCCATGAAGAACCTGCTGCTGTCCGCCCTGACCGTTTCGCTGCTCGCCCTGACCGCCTGTGGTGGGGTCGCCACCCCGGCCACCTCGCCCACGTCGCCGAGCGCACCCGCCCCGGCCCCCGCCGCGCAGACCCTGGCCCTGGCCGTGACCGACCCGGTCGCACTGGCGGCCAGTGGCGCGACCGTGAGCCTCGTGGGGGGCGACCTCGTGTTCCTGGCCGGGTTCAAGCGGGTGAGCATCCGCCTCGTGCTTCCTGACGGCACCTACAGCGCCCAGGCAGGCGGCGCGGCCGGGCAGGCCCTACTGAGCACCCTGAGCTACACGGCCGTGCCCGGCATGCGCGTCGAGATCGGGCAGGCGTTCTACACACCGGTCAGCACGGTCGTCCTGAAGTAAGTGCTGCCCGCTCCTGGCCCGCCCACGTTCCCGGCAGTGGGCAGGCCTCGCCCTGCCGGCCAGAAAGGAGAGCACCTTTGCCCCTTCAGCCTGTGATCCAGAGCGCCGAGACCCTCGTCCTCGGCCTGGCCCTGTGCAGCGGTTCCTTCGGCCACTGGGTCTTCTCCCTCGCCACCGGCACCCGCTACACCCGCCCCGTCCTCTTCGCCAACTGCATCCTCTCCGGCTTCGCCGCCGCCACCGCCGCCTACGCCGGCATCCACCACACCACCCTCGAAGTCGGCGTCCACCTCGCCGTCCTGGGCGGCTTCGGCATCGGCGCCGTCTGGGGACCGCTCGGCCTCTGGAAGCTCGCCGGCCTCCTGCTCCAGCTGGGTGGCCGACTCGGGGAGCAACTTGGACCGCCCCCACCCCCGCCGCCCCAGCTCGTGCCGCCCAGTGTGTCACCGACCCCGCCCCCTGACCCGCCCTCTCCCCCACCTCCGGGAGGTTCCTCATGACCTGGTTCTTCGCTGTCCTCGACTGGCTCAACGCCCTTCTGAACACCCCCATCCTCTCCGGTGCGGCCGGACTGGTCGGCGTGACAGGCGGGCGCACCCTCGCCTTCGTCATCCTCGCGGTGTGCATGGTCGGGGTGGTCCTGCAGATTCGCCGGGTGGGCCCACGCTTACGTGCCCTGGCGCGCGGGGAACAGACCGTACCACTGCCGGCGGCCCAGCTCGTGCGGCTCGTGACCATCTTCGTCGTGCTGCTGTTCCTGGGCGCAGTGGTCTTCGGGATTCAGGCCAGCAGCACGTACTACGCCGTCCAGGCCCGCACGATCGGGCAGCGGGATGTGGTGGTGAGCCTGACGCTGGCTACGCTGCTGTTCCACGTGTTCGCCATCGGCATCAGTCTGGTGGTGGCCCGCCTCGCCGTGATCATCGCAGACGTGGTGACGGGCGAGAAACGGGAGCACCGGGACTTCCTGCGGGCCCGTGCCCAGGGGGCGCGCCTGTGACGGCCTTCTACCCCCTGCTGGACACGCCCACGACCAAGTACACCGTGCAGGCCGGGTGTGGATATCTGGACCCCGCCTACCTCGCGGCCACGAAGTCGCAGCACCCCGCCGAGGACTTCAACGCGGTGACTGGCAGCGACACCGACCTGGGCGACCCAGTCCACGCGGCCGACGACGGCACCGTGAGCTACACCGGGTGGGATGGCTACATCGGCGGGATCGTCGAGATCCAGCACCCGGACGGCAGCGTCTCCGGGTACTGGCACCTGCGTGACGTGCATGTGGTCACTGGCCAGCGCGTGAACGGTGGCGACATGATCGGCCAGGTGGGCAAGGGTGCGACCGGCGTGATGAAGGCGCACCTGCACTTCTATGTAAAGAAGCCGGGCGTGAAGCTCGCGCCCAACTACTGGCCCAGCACCCACGACAAGAACCCGACGAGCTGCGCGACCTTCATCCGGGCCAACTACTTCGTGCCCAGCGAGTGGCTTAAGGCGCGCGGCGCAAAGCGCACGCTGGCCGACCTGCAGGCCCTGCGCGGCACGCCTGGCCGGGTGCTGGTCAATGACGTCGAGGTGACTGGACAGCTGGTCCAGCGGCCCGACAACGGCGTGACCATTGACGCGCGCACGGCCACCGTGCGGGTCTACGCCAACGATCCGCGCCCCACGCCCAGCGTGCCCACGCTGCCGCAGAACTGACGGGTCCTCAGACCTGGGCAAATCTGCCGGACAGATCAGGGCATTCCTCCTACACTGGATCCCATGCCCAAACTCAGAACGCTGGCCGTGCTCGGGCTCGTTGCCGCTCTCCTGATGTCTTGCGCGCACCCCTACCCAGTTACTGAGGGGGGATGCACCATCTATCCCGATGGCACTGGGGTTTGCGTGGATCCACCCCCACCCTCCCACACCCACACGAACTAAACCCTCTATTGCTCTTCCGGCCCCAGCGAGATGCTGGGGCCGCGCCCTTGGAGTGTCCCCATGTTGAACATGCAGCAGATCACCCAGCAGCTTCAAAGCAACATCGGCAACGTCCTGACCGTGGAAGGCCTCAAGAAGGCGGCCAAGGAAGCCGCCCGGCTGGCCAACCAGCTGCTGCCCGGCGCCACCGGCACCGAGAAGGCCGCTGCCGCCGAGGCGTGGCTGCTGGCGGCCGTCGAAGAGTACGACAACAAGATTCCGGTGCTGGGCCAGTTCATGGATCTGCCCTTGATTGACCGGCTGGAAGCGGCAGCCGTCCGGGCGGCCGTGGCCTGGGGCTACAGCGCCCTGGAGTTGGACGCCGCCTGAACCCTGCACACGAAGCGCCCCACCCGAGCCATTAGGCCAGAACTAGGAAGATTTTTGCCGTGCGGCACGCGCCGTAAGGAAGATGTGACTCGACGATGATTAGTTTGGAATCACCAGGAGGCAAGGATCCTCAACTACGTTATTCGGGCACCTTGAGTTGAGAGGAGCTAGTGGTGCGCCCGGCCTGGAGATCACAATTTGAACCACCTGTACTACGGCGACAACCTCGGCGTGTTGCGTGAGTCTATTGCCAGCGAGAGCGTTGATCTGATCTACCTCGACCCGCCCTTCAACTCGCAAGCCGACTACAACGTTATTTTCCACGATCAATCCGGTGAGCGTAGTGGCGCGCAGATTCTTGCTTTCGGAGATACGTGGACCTGGGGAACAGAAAGCGATCAGGCCATCAGCGACCTGCTCGTCTCGCATGGCCACCTCGCCCAGTTTCTGGAGCATCTTGTGGGCTTCCTGGGCCGCAACAGTCTGAGCGCCTATCTCGTGATGATGTCCGCACGTCTGGTCGAACTCCACCGGGTGCTCAAGCCAACAGGCAGTCTTTATCTGCATTGCGATCCGGCGGCCAGTCACTACTTAAAAATAATACTGGATATGGTATTTGGAGCACAGAATTTTCAAAGTGAAATTATTTGGAAAAGAACAAGTTCGCATAATAGTGCAAAGCGATATGGTCCTGTTCATGACACCATATTTTTTTATTCCTTCTCAAATAAGTTGGTTTGGAATGGTGCCTATGCTAGTTATGAGGAAGGTTATATTTCAGATAGATTCAAAAGAAACGAGGGTGGACGTCCTTGGAAAGATGCTGATCTTACAGGTGCAGGTACTCGAAATGGTGAAACCGGGCAGATCTGGCGTGGTTTCGATGTAACGGCGAAGGGACGTCATTGGGCATATCCACCTTCTGAACTGGATCGTCTGGATGGAGAGGGAAAAATCTACTGGCCGACGAAAGAAGGTGCCTGGCCGCGTCTGAAAAAATTTCTTGATGAGGTCAAAGGTGTTCCAGTCCAAGACATCTGGACGGATATCTCACCTCTAAATTCTCAGGCGCTAGAGCGCCTCGGCTACCCTACTCAGAAGCCTGTGGCACTTCTGGAGCGCATCATCCAGGCCAGCAGTAATCCTGGCGATGTGGTTCTCGACCCCTTCTGTGGTTGCGGCACTACCATTAGCGCAGCGGAGAAGCTCGGGCGTCAGTGGATCGGTATCGACATCACCCACTTGAGCGTCGGCCTGATCAAAGCTCGGCTCAAGCGGGACTTCGACCTGTTGCCTGGTCAGGCTTACCAAGAGCACGGCACGCCACGTGACCTTAAAGCCGCCCAGTATTTCGCCGAACAAGATCCCTTCCAGTTCCAGTTCTGGATCGTCGGCGAGATCGGAGCGCAGGCCTTCGGTGGCATGGGGGAGAGTCGCAAGGGCAAGAAGGGCGGAGACACGGGCATTGACGGACAGCTCTTTTTTCGAACGCCCGACGGCGTGAAAATTGAGCGGGTCATCGTCAGCGTCAAGGCAGGCCGGAACCTGAACCCAGCAATGGTCCGTGAGCTGCGCGGCACCGTCGAGCGCGAGAAGGCGGCGGTGGGCATCCTGCTGCTGGCGCATGAGCCGACCAGAGGCATGACGCAGGAGGCTGCGAGCGCTGGGGCCTATACCTGGGGTGGTCGGGTCTACCCACGGCTCCAGATCCTGACCGTGGCGCAGCTGCTGGCCGGCCAACAGCCTGACCTACCGCGCGGGGTAGTCAACGTCAGTCACGAGCAGAAGCCTGCCAAGGCCCTGACGGGTAAAAGTTCGAAAGATCGAGGAGCTGCACCACTCTTTGCCCAGTGACATCCAAACTGTTCGCCCCACCCTGGCTGATGCTGGGGCGGGGCGCAGAAGATTTACTTACCCGAATCACACCATTGTAATACCTACATATATAAATAATGCTGTCAAGGCAATAAGAAGTAGCGGTGTCAAAATTTTCATAAGTTCTTTGACTTTGCGTTGATTATCTTCCAATTCTAATTGCGCCTTTTGCCTATATTCATTTCGTCGCTGGTTTACCAGATCCCGCGAAGACATGGCTTTAGGTTTTGGATGCTCAAAGTAGACTGTAATATAATCTGCCGCTTGGCTGCGATGCTCCATATCACGAAACCTTCTATCAACTTTACCCTCCCTTACTGCATAGTACCCCTGATTTCTCAATTCGCCCACTATTGCATTCTGTACGGAAGAGCTAAAAAAACTACTATCGAAAAGTAGAAAGTAATCCTGCCTCCTAGATCTTGCTTCCTCTATGCTCTTTCTTGCTATAGACCTACCTAGTTCCAACTGGGCAGCACTTGGCTTAGGCAAGGGAGCATTGATGTCCTTTAGCACAGTTTTTGGATCAGGAAAAGGCATATTTATAAAATATTAAAGGTCAGGGACCTCATTTTCAAATTATCTATGCTCCAGGACAAATTTTCCCTACACCCTGCTCGTTCCATCAGCCTAGGTAAGGCATTTTTTGTTATCCCCACCTTCCGCACTCCCGCTTGAACATCCACCCCGACAGCCCATCCCCACCATGACCTACAAGTTCAGCCACTCCTTAACATCCTCGAGCGGCACCCCCTGGGCTGCAGCGAGCGCCTCGCGCGCCGCCACCAGCTCCACCGGCGAGGCGATGGCAGGGGTTACATCTGACGCCCGCACACAAAGCGCCCCGCCCTGGTCTATGCCGGGCGGGGCGCTTTTTCGTTTGTCCACAGGGGGTGCGGAAGGGGTTGACTCAGTCCAGCAGGAAGTCCTCCACCTCGACGTCTTCGAGCACCTCGCCCACCAAGCCGTCGAAGGCCTCCTTGATCTCGTCGCCCTCTTCCTTGTCCGGCTTCCAGCCTTCCAGCACGATGTCCCGTTTCTTCGCCGCCTCGATCCGCAGCCCATAGTCGGGGAAGCGACCCTCGAACACCCCCGGCAGGTGCTCCTGCAGGTAAGCCAGCAGCTTGTCGCCATCCCAGTTCCGCCGCTTCACGATGTTCTTTCCAGCCACCTTCACCTCATACTTCAGCGGATCAGGAGTAGCGAAGCGGAACACAATTGTTTTGTCCATAACGTAAAGATAGTGCCCCAGCCGACATCCGTGGCTGGGGCACTTTTTCTGTTATCCACAGAGGGCTGTGGACGGAATCGATGTGTTACTTGGAGGTGACGATATTGATGATCCGGCCAGGCACATAGATCTCCTTGACCACAGCCTTGCCCTCCAGGTAACGGGCGACCTCCGGCACGGCTCGGGCGGCGGCCAGGGCCTCGTCCTGGGGTGCCGTCTTGGAGATGCTCACTTCGCCGCGCACCTTACCGCTGACCTGCACACCAATGGTCACGGTGTCGCGGGTCGCCGCCGCCTCGTCCACCTGGGGCCAGGGCTGCACGTGCACGCTGCCCACCCCGCCGCGCTCGGTCCAGATCTGCTCGGCGATATGGGGCACCAGTGGCGCCAGCATCAGGTTGAAGATGTGCAGCGCCTCGTCCCAGACGGGCGTCCCGAAGACCGGCGACCGCTTGGCCTTGACCAGCGTGTTCGTCAGTTCCATCAGCGCGGCCACGATGGTGTTGAAGCTCATGCGCGCGAAGTCGCCGCCTACCTTCTTCAGCGCCGAATGCACCGCGTAGCGCAGGTCAGCCTCACTCACGTTCTCCTGCGGCCCCGAGGCCTTCTCGTCGAAGTACAGCGCCCACACGCGCCCCAGCCACTTGACCGGCCCGTTGATGCCCTGCGGGTCCCAGGGGCCGCCCAGTTCCCAGGGGGCAATGAACATCAGGTAGGTGCGCACCGTGTCCACGCCGTACTCGCGCACCAGATCGTCGGGGTCCACGACGTTGCCGCGCGACTTCGACATCTTCTCGTTGTCCTCGCCCAGGATGATGCCCTGATTGCGCAGGTGCGCGAAGGGTTCGTGCTGGGTGGTCAGGCCCAGGTCGCGCATGACCTTCGTCCAGAAGCGCGAGTACAGCAGGTGCAAGATGGCGTGCTCGATGCCGCCCGTGTACAGGTCCACCGGCAGCAGCCGCGCCTGCGCGGGGTCGAAGGGATGCTGGTCGTCGTGGGGCGACAGGTAACGGTACATGTACCACGACGAATCCACGAAGGTGTCCATCGTGTCGGTGTCGCGCTCGGCCGGGCCGCCGCACTCGGGGCAGGTCGTCTCGACCCAGGCGCGGTTCAGCACCAGCGGGCTCTGGCCGGTCGGCAGGAATTCCACATCGGCGGGCAGCTCGACGGGCAGCTGGTCCTCGGGGACCGGCACCGCGCCGCACTTCTGGCAGTACACGATGGGAATGGGCGTGCCCCAGTAGCGCTGACGCGAGACCAGCCAGTCGCGCAGGCGGTAGGTCGTCTTGGCCTTCGCCACGCCGCGTTCCTCCAGCGCCGCGACGATGCCCGCGATGCTGGCCTTGCCGCCCGCCAGCCCGTCGAAGTCGCCGCTGTTCACGATCAGGCCCTCACCGCTGTAGGGGGCCTCGGCGTCCCCCGCCATCGGCTCGCCGCCTTCGGGGCGGATGACCTCGCGGATGTCCAGCCCGAAGCGCCGGGCGAAGGCGAAGTCGCGCTCGTCGTGCGCGGGCACGGCCATGATCGAGCCGGTGCCGTAGGTCGCCAGCACGTAGTCGGCCACCCAGATCGGCAGCTGGTGCCCGGTGATGGGATGCGTGGCGAAGGCGCCGGTAAAGACGCCCGTCTTCTCGCCGCTGTCCTGCTGGCGCTCCACGTCGGTGCGGCGGCCGGCGGCGACCACGTAGGCCTCGACCTCGGCGCGCTGCTCGTCGGTGGTCAGGGCCGCGACCCTGGCATGCTCGGGGGCCAGCACCAGGAAGGTCGCGCCCATCAGGGTGTCGGGGCGGGTCGTGAAGACCGTCTCGGGGCCGGCGGGCGTGTCGAAGGTCACTTCCGCGCCGACCGACTTACCGATCCAGTTCGTCTGCATGACGCGCACGCGCTCGGGCATGTCGGTGTGCGTGAAATCCAGCAGCTCGTCGGCGTAGTCGGTGATCTTGAAGTGCCACTGGCTCATCAGCCGGCGCTCGATCAGCGCGCCCGAGCGGTCGCCGCGCCCGTCGATGACCTGCTCATTGGCCAGCACGGTCTGGTCGACCGGGTCCCAGTTCACCAGCGACTCGCGCTTGTAGGCCAGCCCGCGCTTGTAGAACTGGATGAAGAACCACTGGTTCCAGCGGTAGTACTCGGGGTCGCAGGTGGCGAAGCGGCGGCTCCAGTCGATCATGGTGCCCATGCGCTGGAACTGCCCGGTCATGTGCGCGATGTTGCTGTAGGTCCACGCGGCCGGGTTGATGTTGTTCTTGATGGCCGCGTTCTCGGCCGGCAGCCCGAAGGCGTCGAAGCCCATCGGGAACAGCACGTTGTGGCCGCGCATCCGCATCCAGCGGGCGTGCGCGTCGGGGGCCACGTTGGCGTACCAGTGCCCGATGTGCAGGTTGCCGCTCGGGTACGGGAACATGGTCATGGCGTAGTGCTTCTCGCCGGGGGCCTCGGGGTCGAAGCGGTACAGGCCGTCGTGCTCCCACTTCTCCTGCCACGCGTGCTCGAAGGCGTGGGGGTTGTAGCGCTCGGCGCGCGGCTCCTGGATGTCGGGACGGGTGATGTCGGCAGGGGTCTCGGTCAT